ATGAAACCCGAATCAGTCATTACTGCCCTGCAGCACGTTGCCGCTCAACAGCTTGCAGAGAGCAATCAGCACATCACTGACAAGCTGAGTGCATTTTCTGCGGCCAGCATGCAGGCGCTGACAGAGATTGATGCGTCTGTTGAACGCTGTAAGCAGGAGCGGCAGACCGCCCTCAATGAAAGCGCAGAGGCGGAGCAAGACTGGCGCTGCCGCTTTCGCACCCTGTGCGGCAATCTCACACCTGAAATGAAAGCTGAGCACAACAGGCGTATTGCCAGTCGTGAACTGGCCGACGAGTTCACCGGCCTGATTGCGGAGCTGGAGACTGACCGGACACGCGCCATGCTGAATGCCTGCGCCACCGGCAATAAATACCTTTCAGCGCATGAAGATGCCTTTACCGCTTACGCCGGTGCGGAATGGGCTCAGGCTGTCAATGCGGTTCCCGTCGCACTCATTCGCACTTTCCTTCTGCGTGTTCGTGCCCTCGAAATGAAGGGAGAGAGTGCACCGTAGTCCGTGGCCATCGGCGAACTGCGCGATGCGCTGAGCCTTCAGGGCAGCCTGTATCACTTCGATATGAATCATGAGCCTGTATTGTCCGTGACGGGCATGCACCGGCCGCAGATTACTGACGTTGATACGGAGCTGTTACGCAGCCCTGCGAAGAGAATGATGCTCGCCAGAAAGCTGGCTGAAAACGGCGAGACAAAAGCGGAGGTGTAAGCAATGTTTCACTGTCCGATCTGCAAAACAAGTGCGCATTCCCGCACTAATCGGTATCTGTCCTATAACGTCAAACAGCGCTATCACCAGTGCATGAACATCGAATGCTCGGTCACGTTCCGCACGCTTGAATCTATCGACGGGGTTATTCGTTCACCGGCGACAGAACCGGTTATCCCTGTACCCGCACCGGCGGCCACCGTTAACCGTGCCGGTGAGTAAGCACGGCTAGTTATCAGGATAAACATACGTGACCACACTGACGTTACAGAAAGTCTTTGAGGCCTGTCAGGCAAACAAATCTGCCTGGCTGCAACGCAGGGATGAACTGACGCAGGCCGAACAGGCATACCGCGAACAGCTTGCAGGCAGCGGGCACAGCGGCCGGAGCCTGCAAACGCTGCGCGAGATTATCGCAGTGAAAAAGTGGGAAATTAATCAGGCTGCCGGTCGCTACATCCGCTCGCATGAGGAGGTGCAGCGCATCAGCATCCGAGACCGATTAAATGACTTATGCAGGCGCACGGCGCGGAGCTGGCCGCCGCCCTTGCCCCTGAGCTGATGAATTATTCCGGGCAGCATTCCGCAATTCAGCGCTGCGTCATGCAGCACTCAATCGACAATCTGCGTGAGGCGCTACAGGTCTGGCTGGCCGCCGGTGAAAAAATTAATTATTCGGTGCAAGATAATGACATTTTAACGGCCATCGGATTCAGGCCTGACGCGGCTTCGCGCGATGATAATCGTGAAAAATTCACGCCTGCACAGAAACTGAATTACACCCGCCGCCGTGCAGTAGTCCGCTTAAAAATCCCCGAAAATCCCTCCATTTTTACGTATAAAAAACATGCATTCATAAGGTGCATGGTTTTGCATGCGTTTTACCGACACTGAATCCCCCGCCAGCGCCAGCACTGGCGCGCCCTGAGGCCGGTCATGCCCCTGCATTAAAAGCGCCCCTTTAAGCGGGCAGGCGGGGCGGGGAGAGCATTGCGCGCAAACATTAAAAGCATTATTAGAAATTGATGACCTTACAATCACAAATTATGTAGGCTTATGACGCTTGGTATACAGATAAATTAAGCTGGTTCGAAATCAAAGCATAACGTTGAGGGATTTGAACAAGCGTAATAAAGAATACCCCCACGGTTTGGTCATAGTCGTTCATCCATATCCGAGATATATAAATAGTGATTGGATTCTGCATGAGTACATCAGCGAATATAAGGAGCCCTTCAAATGGAAAAGAAGGAAAGAGATACTTGAACAGTTTGATTATGGATTGGTGTTTAGTACTTATGAAGAAGCATTGAATGCAGTTGGGGAAATAAATAATTTCATAAAGAAAAAATTGGTGAGTTTGAAATCAGTCAAGAAGTCAAAGATTCGTATTTTTTAAAGGCTGAAAAAGCAATAATTTCTAGGCAAAGGCTTCAAAATGAAGAAAGCTTAATGCTTTCTGAAGCTTTAAATATTACTTCATCACTGTCAAGACCCAAAGAAGATGAAGTGATTTTAAAATTAAATGCTTACCAACGCGCTAATATATCTATCAAAGATGAACTGCTACAAGAGATTAATATTAATCCGCTGATTGAAATTGCTCATTTGAAAGAAAATAGAATGGTTATTGGAAAACATGCAAATGGAGATTGGGGTAGGCATCTCTATTACAATGAACAGACCACTAAAATTGCATTTAGAGAGAAGATATCAAGAGCGTTTGGATTTTCAGGTCGAGATCACTGGGGCAGAGTAAAGTCAGAAATTAGAATGCGGTTATTACCACGTGCAAATGAACTATTACAGCTTTCCAGTGTAAAAAGGATGCTTGCAGATGCTCATGCAAAGGGTCATAAGGTATTAATGGCGGGTGGGTATGTATTTTGGTATGAAGAAACTGGCGATGTTGGATGGGTTATTAAAGCGACTAATAGTAGTGATTCACTTAAAAGCGGTGAAAGTATCTGGCACGAAGGAACTATTATATCGAAAAATCACGGGAGAATCGTTGTTCTCCCATATATAAAAGTGAGTGGTGAAAAAGTCCAAGGGCATACGAAAAATGCCCCTCATGACGGAAAGGCTAAGCCACGACATCCAAGTGAATATGTTGAATTACCATTCCATGTACTTGAAGACGATTTAATGATTGGTCTTTTTGGTGAGCTTAATATGAGTGAGGGTATTGAGGCCATATGTACTTGGCCTCAATGGTTTTTTATTAATGAATTAGAAACCTTCCAAAAGTTGATTTATTCCATTGCTGTCATCAAAGTTTATTTTGTCAGGTTCAGTAAGAGCTTTTCTATATTTTAATTGAGGTGTTTTATCAAAAGTCAAAATCCAGAAATTAAGTTAAGATTGGTTTTTTCATCGCAGTTTAGGATGTTTTCAAAATTTACGTCAATCTTTACTTCATCATCATGTTTTATAGCACGACGAACCTCTAATGTAAGATTCGTATCATCACTTGTTAATCGATGATTACTGTGGAAATATTCTGGATTTTTTACTTTTAGTATGCTTAATACATGAGAGATTATTGTTTCATTACGTGCAATCACTACCCAAGCGTTACCTATATCTGCAAATGTAGTGTTTAAGTAGCCATCTTTTGTATTAAGTTCTTTAAACTCCCTGAAGTCTCCATTTATTAGTTTGGAAAGGGTTTTGTTTTCTTCTCCCTTAGAGAAGATATAAATAAGTGAGCGGCCTGGAAATAGAAGTTCAACTTTAGAAATGACTTCTTTTGGGGAGCTTGCTATCGATCGTTGGCTGATTTTTTCATATAAGTGGACATAATCTTCTAAAAGGTTCTTTATAACACTAGAACGAAAGGTCGAATAATCAATATCCGCACATAATTCAAAAAGGTTTTTATGTCTTATAGACTCATCGTTTTTATAAAGTGTTCTGAATCGCCACGGATAATCTAGACACTTCCGAGCCGTTGATAATACTGGTTTTCATATTCTGTCGGTGACATCTGATTGCTCTAATCATGCCGACGCTTACTGTTATAAAACATTTCGATGTAATCAAAAATATCGCTGCGGGCTTCTTCCCGCGTTCCGTAGATCTTTTTCTTTATCCGCTCGCGTTTCAGTAACTGGAAAAAGCTTTCTGCAACCGCGTTATCGTGACAGTTACCGCGACGGCTCATACTCCCTTCCAGGCCGTGTGATTTCAGGAACGACTGCCACTCATGGCTTGTGTACTGACTGCCCTGGTCCGAGTGAACCAGCACCGGTCTTTGAGGATTACGCCGCCATACAGCCATCAGCAGTGCGTTCAGGACAATGTCCTTTGTCATCCGGGATTGCATTGACTAGCCGATAATTTTGCGTGAGAACAGATCAACAATCACGGCCAGATACAGCCAGCCTTCGTGAGTCCTGATGTAGGTTATGTCCGTTACCCAACGCTCATCCGGAGCATCCGGATTGAACTGTCGTTGGAGCCTGTCGGGTGACACGATACTGGCCTCGCCTTTGCGTGCCCGAGGGCTCCGGTACCCGACCTGAGCCTTTATCCCGGCACGATTCATCAGTCGCCAGACTCTGTTCACTCCGCACTGTTGCCCGCTATCCCGTAAGTCCAGATGGATCTTGCGATAACCATAAACGCAACCGGACTCCAGCCAAAACTGTTTGATCTGTCCCGTCAGTCTCAGATCTACCTGGTGGTGCTGAGAATACGGTTGCTTAAACCAGGCGTAAAAGCCACTGGGATGAACATCCAGCACCCTGCAGAGCAGACGAACAGGCCAGCAACGGGAGTTGTCACGAATAAAGGCGTACCTCAGTCGGACAGCTTTGCGAAGTACGCCGCGGCTTTTTTTAATATGTCCCGTTCGTCAGTAACCCGCTTCAGTTCCTTCTGGAGTCGGCGGATCTCGGCCTGAGCATCTGACTGTTCTTTATTAGTGGATGAGTCCGGACCGTACTTCTTTATCCAGGCGTAAAGGCTGTGGGTGGTGATATCGAGACGTGTTGCAACGCTGGAAACAGAATGACCGCGATCAATAACCTGCTTGACTGCTTCAATTTTAAACTCTTCGGGATAACGTTTACCGCTCATGGGCACCTCTCTTTAAGTCATCTTAAATGACTCTGAGGTGTCTGTTAAACCCGTGGCGATTCAAAGTGATGGAATCTGCACGTGATAAACGTGTAAGTATCCATACAAAAAGAACCATCAACTTTTAGAGAGTCTCTGGCACACCTGGTTCCGCTCCTGGCATACAGCGGACCGCCTGCAGTGTTGCGAGGTCTGCTATGAGCGAGGAGCGGAAATACGCAACTCCAACAACTATATCACTAACACTGTGGTGTCTTAATCAACGGGAGCAGGTCACAGGTAAAATCATCCAAAGGTACGATGCCTTATTGAGCACTATTAGCGATGCTTAGAAAGGTAATCGACTATGCTTCAATTGCAGGCGGGAACTATCTGAGTAAGGGACATTTGACATAACTAATTTTAGATTCCTAGGGGGGCTATGATCCGTTTATTCCGTATTTTTCTACCAATCGTGTTCCTCATATACCCTTTGATTACCTTCGCTGTACCGCTACAGATTATCGCTGTCGATCCTGTTTTAGGTCCTATTTGCCAGGGCCCTCTAGGGCCAGGCCAATGTGCCGCTGTTCAGAACTATATTCAGATGCAACAACAACCTGTGCAATTCCAGTTGCAGGTAATAGGGATCCAACCGGGAATCGGGCCTATTTGTGCAGGCCCATTGGGCCCAGGTCCATGCGCTGCAATACAGCAATATTTGAAGATGCAACAGTTAAACACAGCTCCTGCCACGTTACCGCAAACATTTAATGTGATTAATAACGTACCTAATGTTGGCCCAATCTGTAATAGTCCGAATGGACCTATGCCTTGCAACCTTGTTCAACAACAAGCATTAGATCAATTTCATGGTGTAATTCCGGCACCAATTTCTACTGTTAATAAGTCCCCACAAGATGTGGCGATCGAGTGTGCCCATAATTACGGGTTAAATACGTCAGCATTCATCGGGTGCGTTGGTCATCAAGTCATTTTGCCTGAGAAGCAACAGCAAGTACTTGATTGTGCGGTTAGTAAAAAAACTGCTGAAGAGTTTGCAAATTGTGCAGCACCGAAATTAGGAATTTCACTTTCCCACGATCAGGAAGTGGCTGTGAGCTGCGCCCAGAGCTCAGGCGGAGATACCGTTGATTTTGTAACATGTGCTGGCGATAGCTGGATAGCTAAAAATGTAAAGTTACCAGCTAGGGAGCGTAAACTGTTGGCCTGTGCCCGCGATAGTGAAGGTTCAGATGATTTTCTCACATGTGCTTCTAATGAGTTAGGAGAAGGTCTATCCAGCGAGCAACAGGCCATTATAAAATGTGCTCAAGAGTCTAATGGTTCCAAATCAGACTTCTTAAGCTGTGCTGGTGAAGGTTGGATAGGTAAAAATCTCAGTAATGATCAGAAAGCCGCTATCCGTTGCGCACGAGATAGTTCCGATGCGTCAGATTTTGCTACATGTTCTTCGGATTATTTACTCGGAGAGAATGCAAGTGAAGAGCAAAAGGTAGCACTCAGATGCGCTGCGGAATCCGGTGGTGATGTAACCCAGATGGCAAGCTGTGCCGGTGCAAATATGTTTAATTTACAACTTAATCCTGAACAGCAAATCGCAGTGCAATGTGTCGTGCAAACCGGTGGGCAACCTTATGCTGCAGCTGGATGCATGGCTACCCGGTTAACGGCGCGCGAGCTTGTTAAATGTGCAACGGACGGATTTGGTGGTGACGGTTGCTTCGGAGACAGCAACGACTTAGTTGGTAAAAATGGCTGGGTTGCTAGAAATATGGGGCAGATTGCCGGGGGACCAAATTCTGTTATCAACAACCCCGATCAGATATGGGGAGGGAGCAACTCTTTCCTCCGTAATCCGAACCAGATTTTTGGCGGGTCAAACTCATTCATTCGTAACCCAGTACAAATTTGGGGAGGAAGCAATTCTGTCTTTAATAATCCGGGGCAACTCGTTCCTAAACCTGTACAGCTGGGAACGGTTGGTGATACCAGAATCTGTATTCCTTGGTGTTAATAGGGGAAAACTAGCCGTATATGAACGTACGGCACATGTACTTTTTGAGCATATTGGGTGAATAATGAAAACAGGATTCGAATCGCCACGGATAATCTAGATAGTATTAGCTCAGACATGCCCTGGCATTCAATCCTGTCTTAATATTTATAAATGTCCGCTCTTGGCACATAGCGGACCTCCATTCTCACGCATAAACATCTAAGGCATGCCTCACTTATGTCCTAAAAAAAGTGATGCGTTTTCATTCGGCGCTAAACGCATTCGCCTCTCTCACCGGGACTGAATCGCCACAGGTTTAATCACCATTGTTCTCGGATCACCTTTTTCACCTGGCAGAACACCCGCTGGCAGACTGACCAGAACGTCGACCCTACGGACGATGAGCGGGATACAGGGTTGTCCTACGGAATTTGCCGCACATCGTTAGAATTGCTTTCTTGCTCCCCGACGGCGGGCACTGCAGTGCTCTCAGTCGCGACAGGCGGAACCTCAAGCTCCAGCGAAAGCTGATCCTCAGCAGGGATGTTGTCACTCTCTGCAGCTGTCTCATTCTGGCGTTTAATCCCCTGCGTCCCGAGCCACGAGATATCCAGTTGCCAGGTATGACGAGAGCGTTCCCGCCACACGTCAAAGGCCTCATCAACATAGTCAAATGCGCTCTGAAGGGACGCCGTTTACATGGGCAAATGCTCAAACGCCCGCTTCTTAATGCCAGCCAAACCTGTCATGCATCCATTTGATATGGCTGCTTTGAGTGAGGAGCAGACATTACTGGACAATCATTTACGTACTGACGTTTTGTTGAAGAGGTCAATAGCGTTTTAAATTTGCATAGCTCTATCAGCGATCTACTTTGCACTTTTTTAGTTCTGAATTTGATTATGAAAATAGTAATCTAATGTTGCAATCTGGCAAGACAGAAATGCATGAATAGCTCAGGATGCATTATCTTGGGTTTATCATTATTAAGTCCCTGCCTAAAACCTTTATTGGCAGAGCTTGCCTTAAAATCTATGGTTCGCTGCAAACAAGTGAAGAAAAAAATCTGCTGACACGCCAGTATGAAGCGAACCTCTTTGGCATCAAGTTACTGGTGAATAGCATCGCTTTTCAGGAACAGGATAAAGTGGTTGCTCCAGCCGATTATGTTCATTCAATTGAGATAAATTGCTTAATTTTCTGATGATTGTTTAGGTTTCAGACACTGTGCGATACTGCTCATAAGAGAGTAAGGCAATCGTCATCATTGTGTGCAGAGGAACGAAAATTGGCTGAAAGAGGAGGTCCGGCAACTCAGGCTGGCATCAGATATCAAGATCAAGTCGCAGCATTGTACCTCGGCAGAATGCTCGATCCGCGTGAACGTCCGCGCCGGGATCAACCTGTAGAAGTCAGAATTGAGGCACCACAATCAGTCGATGATTTTGTTGTTCGCTTTGCTGATGGGGCCCGTAGGTTCTATCAGGTCAAACTTACACTCGAGGCTAAAGGTTCGGCATGGCAAGGACTTTGGCCTTCATTCCTTCGTCAGCTGAATACGGATTTTAAACTGGAAGATCGCCTTGAGTTGGTACTGGGCGAGCCATCAGCGCTTGCCTCTCAGTTGATAGAAATCACGAGGCGTCACGAAAGCTCAGATATTATTGAATGGCAAAGACGCCTGACAGCTGAGCAACTCAAATTAGTGTCATCAATTCAGCTGCTGCTCAACGACGATATTCAGAATGTATGGCAGATAATTAATCATCTGGACATCAGTGTCTTTCCATCTGAAATGTTGGTACGGGACTATGTACCCCATTGGATGCCTTCAACATCAGTTGCTGTTTCTGCGTTATTCAGTGTTCTAACCGAGATGGCTCTGGAAGGCGCGGCTAAACGTTTGAGCTTTGATGGTACTGCGCTTTACGATCGTCTTCGTGCAGAAGCGGGAATTATTATTCGCGATCCTCAACATTGGGGAAGTGCGCAATACCGTGATGCGATCATCACTCTTTCAACTATTTCTGTGCCTGGAACTGATTTCGTTCAGTCAACGGACGCTGAATATCTCTGGCCAAAATGCAACCGCTATGACCGGGAGCGCCGTCCTGATTTTGATGATGATATTCCGGGATGGCGGAATTTCAACATTGATACTCCGATTGATTTACGCAACTTCCCAAACGCTGAGCTGAATGCAGTGGTGGTCATTGCAGGCCCTGGTTTTGGGAAAACGACACTTGTTAATGCAATTGCTCGCAAGACAGCTCTTGAAGGCCTTCTGCCTGCGATTATTCCTGTAACAAAGCTATCTGAATCTGATTTGACTATCCCGGCATATTTAACTGAACGTCATAACCGCGATTTTGATGTGAAAATTGACTGGCGCACTTCCGCTGATTCCGGAAGCTTCATACTTTTGCTTGACGGACTTGATGAAGTATCCAGTGACCGAAGAACTCTCATACTTGAGAGACTTAAGGTTTTTCGCGCCACTTATCCAGGTTTGCGTTGGTTGGTGACGGTCAGGGATGCCGCAGCCATTGTTCCAACAGAAGATGCGACAGTGGTAGAACTTTCACCACTTCAAGATGAAGATGTTCGTTTGTATGTCGACTTCTACCGACCCGGGGAGCCTCTTGTTGCACAAACACTCCTGAATAAAATGGATGTTCATCCAGAACTGGCTCGCCTTGTACGTATCCCGATATTTCTTGCTCTCATGCTTGTTATGCGTCAGGAAAACGAGAGTCTGAAACGAAGTGATCTACTTGATATCTACCTCGAGACACTGTTTCGGCCTGTGGCATTTAAATTAACGCAGAATGACAGCGTTGATGCGTCTTTGCTTCGGCAAATTGCTGAGTGTGCTGCGTTCGAGGCACTAGAGAAAAATACCGTTGGCATTAAAATCAATCAGTTAGCGCAATGTATCAAAAGTTTTGGTCTCTCTTTAAACACAGATGATGTTTATGAAGCCATGATTCGTCGCGGTATATTGCGCAAAGTAAACTCAGCAGGATGTGCGTTTCCTTTCCCAATTGTCCAGGAGTACCTGGCCTCGACTGAGCTGCTTGAGAAACACAGCGAGCAAATTCCCACCCGGTTAGGAATGATCGCAAAGCGGCCATGGGCCCAGGCCATACAATTCGCACTCGAACGCCACTCAAATCCTGGCGCTATAATTGATCAAATTCTTGAGCGTGAGGACGATGTTTTCCACACTGGCCTGAGGCTACTCGGACGTTGTCTTGCGAATGGTATGTCCGTTTCACCGACTCAGCGAAATATCATGGGCGAGAGATTTGCAAGCCTTTGGGGAACAGGACCATTTCATTCGGAAAAAATGATTAGCAGTATTATTGTTGATGCATTTTCCCAACCCTTGCATCCGGCTGTTCGTCAGAGGCTAGGTGAAAGGTATCTACTCCATTGTGGCGCAGATGTGATTGTTGCGCGGCTTCGCGATAATGATATTTCTTTAAATGTTATTGATACCCTTCTTGCAGGCGATACAGAGTTTTTGTCAAATCTTGGCGATTTACAACTTGAAGTGAACAGACTCGGTAATGCGGTATTAAATCGCTATATTTCTCACTTCAGGCAACACGCTGAAAGAACAAAAGACAGGGAGACTATCAGCATACTGATTGGGCACATGAGGCCGGGTTGTGTGGATGCCGATATTGCCATCAAGATTTCAAATGACACCTCCCTGCCACCAGAAATCCGATTGGCGACCTGGTATCTAACACAACAGAAACTAACCCACGAGATTGAGATGCTCGTTGTCCAGGCGATGGCCGTTGACGATTACTCTTCAAACGCCTCGGCTGGCAAAGTTTTATCGTCTACATATGTCGATACCAAAACTCTCGTACGGCTTATTCAGTCGCCTCAGGTACCACGAAAAAATGCCATGGATATTATGAGTGGCTTATTTGGCGACTGGCAAAGGGAGGGGGCGACTTCAAAATTTGAAGAGTTAATAACCTTAGATGGGCTCGATAAAGACATTCGGCTCATTGCTTCTCTTTATGCGGTAAATGCCGGCCTCCTCGATGTCTTTGATGTCTTGCTCGATCAGCTTCCTGTTATGAACAGCGACATGGTAATGAGAACGATTGACTTGTTGGGCCATATACCTGAACGCGCAATTGTTGAACAAGCAGTATCTGCTTTAGCAAGTCGCAAGTGGAATGCGAAAGAGCGCGTATCAATTATCGGTTCTCTTGCAACTGGTCTGAGATATCGCAAGAAAATGTGCGGACTTGATTCAGGTATTCTGGAGTCTATTCCACTGCATCCCGGACGAACCGTTCCCTACAGCTTGATAGAAGAGTGGATCGCTCAGGATGATTATGAGCCTTATGACTCCTTGCGGCTTCTACTTAACGCTGTGGAACTGGGTGTTCCCAATACGATCAGTAAACTTCAGGACGCCTTTTATCTGGCGATAGGGCCTTCAATTGAAGAAAATGTAGCTCACGACTATTTAGCTGGCCGTGCTCTTGAAGCTCTTCATGCCAATGGCCAAGGACCTTCTGTCGACAAACTTGAAGAGCTAGCCCTTGCAACGACATACAACTTTGCATCCAGCATTGTTGGGGTAATTGCTAAAGGTGGGAAAGCGTCTGACGTCGAAATTTTGTTGCGCCTGTACGAAAGCGTCTCATCGGGAATGCTCAGAATACTTATATTGTCTGTTCTTGAGCCACTCACTGGACGTCTGGGGTTACGCATTACTCAATCAGGGAAAAAGCTCATCGCGACGGCAATTTAATAACAGTATGAGCAGGGACAAAACTGTGGTCCACGAGGAGCAAGCGTGACCAGAAGGCAGGGTGCGGCCACAATACGCCAGGCCAGAGAGTGGTCTGAATTGAGTGTGACTACTGCTTATTCATATGAGAAGGCGTTTCGCCATTGAAACCGAAAGAACCCGGCATGGTTAATGGTTAGGTTTGCTATCTGAGGGAGGTTAGACTGAACTTTCATGAGGTGCTGTGCTGGTCGTCTTAATGTTGGTAACGATGAAAGCTTTCACCTTTATCCCTCTAATTTATTTGGTAAATGCCAAATATCAGCCCATGATTACCCTCGTACGGGTCTGTAGTGTGAGCACAGAATAGCCCCTGGAAAGGCGTAATCAACTTTATTCAGACAGGTATCGACCCTTTGCGACCCTCTCCCCATCCATATAAACCAGTTCTTGGTTTATTTGCTCGAGACGGGAATAGACAGCAAAGGTAAGGGCGTACATAGGACACAACCGTTTTTTAATGTGCCTGTTGCATTGCTGCACAGGTAATTTATCGTGGTGATATCTTGTACTGTAATTGCATCTTCATTTATACCGTAACCGATTTAAAGGAACTGTAATGAAAAAGACGGTGGCTCAACCCCAGTTGCCCAATTCCGTTCAACCTGAAAAAAATGATGAACAAAACAGTAAAAAGTCATCAGTCGGAGGAAGCGCGGCTGAAAGGGGATTAGATTACCAGGCTCGTGTTGCAGCTATTGCTATGACGTCTCTCCTTCTGGAACAGAAAGTCAGCTGGATTGAGGATGTTTTCAATGGTGTACCGGTTTTGATTGATGCTGAGACGGGGGGGCCCGGTGATGATATTTCATTAAAAACGAACACGGGAAAATCGGTGGAGGTTCAGGTCAAGCGAGGCCTGAAGCGTGGCAGTGATTTATGGGATGCACTTTGCGCGCTGGCAACAGGCATTAACGACAAGAGCATTGCTTGTGGAATTTTGGTTGTTTGCCCCAACAGCAGTACGACCATCCGCTCGAATCTGGCTGATAATATTGTTCGTATTGGGACCGGGAGAATTGATGGCCTCCACGAAATAGGTGATGATTTCATCAAGAACGTTGGCCTTGAATTCCCGGAGTTATCCCGGGTGTGTCGTTCCCTTCGAATTGTCACGGTAGATGCTGTAGACGGAAATGATAGTGCTGAGGTCAATGCCATTAGCCTGCTGGGGCGTTTATTCAATGAACCACGTCGAGCGTGGTCAGTTCTGGTTGAACGCGCGCGAAAACTCATCAGAATAAGAGGTCGCGCAACAGTAACCTCGTTGCTTCATGACTTCAGAAACGTTGGTATCGGCATCAAAATGGATACCACAGAAAGCGGTATTCAACTAAGAGCAGCCGTTTGTGATTGGCTTGAGAAAAGTTATTCTCAGTTTACAATCCCGGGGCAGGCAAAACCGGTTTCACTACAGAAATGTTGGATCCCACTCAAAGCCTCTGTCATTAAAGATCTAGAGCAGTTTCCTGATGACTTATCCAAAGCGCTTAACAGCTATCACCAATATTCAGCAAAGCGCAGGAGTGACATCAACAAGTTTGATGCTCATACCCTTGGCAGATATGTTACCAGGGGCATTATCATTGGTGGGCCAGGGATTGGAAAATCATTACTGCTTCGCCGCATAGCATTAACATATGCAGCTGAAGGCCATTTGGTATTGCTGGCACGACTGCGTCAGGTTGTCTCGCTTATCAATCATAAAGGCATCCGTTTTGAAGAGGCCCTTATCGATGTAGCGCTTAGCAGCTCTGGATTGAAATACAAATCACCTGACCTGCAGGATGCAGTCATTTTATGTGATGGCCTCGATGAATGTGGGGTCAGCCAAAACCTCGTTACTGATGCCATTCACAAATTTGCAGTTGCCCATCCTGACGCGAGGGTATTACTCACCAGTCGGCCTGTAGGCTACCGACCAGGTCAGCTGGGAAACTGGAAACATTATGAGCTTCTTCCTCTGGAGGAGTCTCAGGCTGACGACGCACTAATACAAGTGATGGAAGCCTTACCTTTCGAAAGCCCGGAGGTTCGAAGGCACACTTTCGATGTCGCAAAAAAGCAACTGAAATCCTTGCATCTCAAGGGTGTTGCATCGAGAAGTCCATTGATTTTAACCATGCTCGCATCCTTATCTTCCAGAGGTATTGAGCCAGAAAGCTCTCGAATTTCTCTTTATCGACAGTTATTCAGATTGCTGGAAACGGCATACCCCTCTGTACGTTCTGAAGTGACTGGACCAAGTGAACCAGAGCGAAAGTGGTTCATCTCTTTGTTAGGCTGGATACTGTTTGAGCACGGTACTGAACCCTTTGAAGAAACATTCCGACACTGTGTATCTGAATGGCAAAAAGAAATGCCAGGCAGCTATCTTGCTTGCAGTAATAAGGTTAAGGCATGTTTTGATTTCTGGGAAAGCGTAGGCGTCATCGAGCGCATACACACGCTTAATCAAGAAGCAGTAACCTTCATTCATAAAACCTTTGCAGAGTATAGCGCCGCTGTCTTTATCGAACAGCAACCGCAAAACCTAAAACGAAACTTGCTCATTAACGTGATTCAAAGAGATGCCAGTAGCGAACTGCTCTCTTTTGCAAGCCACCTTGGGCTGATAGAAGACATTCTGGATGCTTGGCGCGAATTAATGCTCCAGGGAAAAACGACATCAACGAAAGAGCTGGTAAAGGTTCTGGACTTGATTATTGAAGCAGGAAGGCCTGTTACGGATGACTCATTATGCATCTTTGCCGACTGCTGCTGGAATGCCTTATCGTCATCCTCAAGCATGTATTCGGCAGGAGACGCCCTTTGCCAGGTGTCAACGTATAGCTGGGATGTTGTAAGGGAAAAGGTGAGAGCGAACCTTCATTCTCATGATGGCTGGCTTTGGCTGGTTTCCTGGGCATGTATTCTCTCTGGTAGCCCCTCAGAGGTTAGCTACCAGGATGCAATAATTGCATTGAATAGTATTAAGTCAAAGTGGCCAAAGCAGCTAAGGGAAAAACATTCTCTGTTTGATTTCATAGGCGGGAGGAAAGTGCAGGATTGTATCATTCTTGGCGCTGCAAAAATTATCCTCCAAAACCCTGAGGAGGTCGGGCTTAGTACACTTGACGCCATCGTAGATAAAGGACGAGGGGTGTCCGCCAGCTGTTTTGTTGGGTTAATGGAATGCTATGCAAAAGCAGGTATTGAGTTACCGGATGAAGTCACTCGCTATCCGGGAAGAGAGAAAGATTTTTATAGCGTTTACGCTGAAATTGATGTGAATTGCATCGGTCTCCTCTCTGTGCTGGCTGGAAACGATAACCATCAGGTTTTGGATGAGATTTTACCTGAACACATGCTTGAGCTCGGCGCGTTTTTGAATATAAGTCGCTTTCATCACCTCAGCCTGGAAGACCTGCTACATCTTGAAACAACGGATAAAGATATTGATAGAAGCAAGTTTTTGTACCAGATAGCTAAAGCTTCAGGCCTTGAACCAGATAAACTAAGACAGCAGGCTGCCAGTTTAAAAAGGCAGTGCGAGGGAAAAACGCTTGTACTGGTTTCAGCCTTTGGCAGGCTTCCTGCTGTCGATGCAGACATGTCTCCAGAAAGGGTCGATATCGATCCAGACGATTTCGATGATTTAATTTCAACAATTCTGCACGCCAGTCAGTTCTACAGTGTTTTAGCCGCCACTGTTCTTTATCAGCACAAAACACATCCAAAAGTCATAGACGGAATTAAACGCATCCTTATGCAAGGAGAGGGAACAGCTTTGTTTATAGGTACCCGGTTTATTACGGATATGCCGGACCAGGATTGGCAGCAATTACTCCTGCAACGACTGGAAACCTCTATGCCTGAGCAGGGTGCTTCACACTTGTTTGAGGCCCTTACCGAACCTTTCAATTCACGACATGAAAGTATTGCAAAACTGGGGTTACGGAGTGAAATGCTGGATGTAGCACTTCCGGCGGCCTCATTTGCAGCCAGGCTTCCCCAGTCTGATGAATTATCTCAGGATATTCGTCTCATATATGAAGACTGGAAGCTGCGGGAGAAACCCTATCCAGAGAATGGTGGTGTTATCCCGGACAGCCCTCGTGATGCCTTGTCTGGTATTTTGGTCAAGGATAAGGGCGACGCTAATCTGGCACTTATTCTTGAGATGGTGCAGGAAAAACGAACAAAAATTCGTGGGAATGGTGAGAAGGCACTCAAGAATATGCTCGATGGATCTGCCGAATTACAGAGAAACATTTCCAAATGGATCAGGGATGGCGTTTGCAAACCCACGCTGTTACGACAGATTATTACTGAAGTTACCTTGCACCCAGAAGCTGTTATGACGCTTATACCTTTCCTCAAAGATGAGTCATCCAGTATTCGATATGCTGCTACAGCACTTCTTAACACGCGGTTCATGACACTCGAGCAAATCGAATTGCTTGCCCGCGATCTTTCAAATGACACTGAAATTGAGATTAGAGAAATCGCATCTGCAACACTCTCTTCACTTATGCCCGGAAAGGGGGTGATGTAAGCTCTTCCGGGCACCACATCGGGCCCCGTTGTATTGGTGATGGCATATCTTGCCAGTCCACAGTATGCGGGGCTCTGAAACCGGATTAGTTCGGGTCGCCTGTCATTCTCTGCACTTCCTCTGCCTCAAAGGCGTCGTTAAGCATCTTCAACTGTTCGGATAGGATAAGAAGCAAAACGTAATTTGGAGCGGCATCGTCGGGTTTATCAAGCATGACGTTGGTTAAAACGCGAGAGCGATCAAGCAGCTCTCTTGCTGATGGGGATTCTGAAGAAGTTACCTCGACTTCTCCAGGACGTGTACGGTATCACCCTGACACAATGGTCAATTAAAACGGCTATATGAGAGCGCTTCCCTTAGTAGCAGAGGCCTCGAGGCGCATTTTAAAAGCAAGGCTTATCGCCGCAGGGGAAAGTACTAACAGGCTGCTTTCTGAATGTAAGCAATGACTGCTTCTGCAACCGTACTTTTGTTTATTGTTGAGTGCGGGTGCAGCCAACCTTTCTTTTGGCAATCAACGGAAGTAACCTGTAACGCGTTGTAAATAATTGCGAATAACGCAATACTGATTTCTCTGAAAATTCATGTCGGACAGACCGCCTTGTTGCGGAATGGTCTGTCAGGCTCCATCAGTAACTTAATGCAAATTAATGCCAGAAATGTCACTCATTCCCCGGATTGCTCTGGTGCCTGAACTCGATTTCATAACAGGAAACGTAATGGATAATATTGACGATATCATAAAGGACGCTATTCAAAAGGCCACCACGGAGCGGGGCAATATTTCGATACTGATTGCTGGCCGTTCTGGGGTAGGGAAGAGCACATTAATCAACGCGGTATTCCAGCAGAAAATGGCCGAAACGGGCCAGGGTAAACCAGTGACTCAAAATACGCGTGAGATTACGAAAGAGGGTGTACCACTCACTATTTTTGATACCCGTGGTCTGGAAATGTCTCAGTTCAAGGAGACTCATGCTGATCTTGAAAAACTGATAACAGAACGCTCGTCTGACAGAGATTCAAATCGCCATATTCATGTCGCATGGCTTTGCATACAAGAAGACGGGCGTAGGGTCGAGCAGGCAGAGATTGATTTACACACTATGCTGGCTCGCCATATGCCGGTGATTTGTGTGGTCACCAAGGCGAGAAGTGACAATGGTTTCAAAAACGAAGTTCAGCGCTTGCTTCCTGAATCCAAAAATGTAATTCGAGTCCGTGCGATTCAGGAAGAGATGGATGATGGTTACGTCCTAAAACCAATGGGATTAGAAAGCCTGATAGAACTGACATCAGAGGTTATCCCTGAGGGAAAGCGTAGAGCGTTGGCTGCAGCGCAAAGGGCCAATATTAACTATAGGAAGACACAGTCGCATAAAATTGTAGCGGCTTCCGCGACGGCCGCAGCCGCAGCGGGCGCGAGTCCGATCCCTTTTTCTGACGCTGTCATCCTTGCACCTATTCAGGTTGGTATGATTGCGGGTATTACATCCGTATTTGGCCTTGAGCTATCAAAGGGAACCCTTACCACGCTGGTGGCATCGGCGATCGGCGTCGGGGGCGCGACGTTTTTAGGCCGTACCGTTGTTGTTAATATTCTGAAGTTTTTCCCGGGAGTCGGAACGGTTGCTGGTGGGGCAATATCAGCAGCCACTGCCAGCGCAATCACCGTTGGTCTGGGGGAGGCTTACATCACCGTGCTGGCTGAAATTTTTACTCAAGATCCTGATGCAGAGCCAACTGCAACGGAAATTGGCGAAAAGCTTAAAGAAAAAATGATAAAGATGGGCTCATGATCGTCTAAAGCGTTCGGTGTCAGGCGGCGTGCTGCGCTGCCTGTGAACGCTGAGATGTTTTTTCATCACAATTTTTTTCGTGAAAGGCACATGCTGTGTCGGTTTATGGATTAAAACCTAGTTTTAAGTCATGATTTGGAACATCTTTGTAAGTTAATCTGAGACACACACCATCGTTGGGAACTCTGTTATGGCTGGCGTTAGCAAAATACATCTGACAGAAACGGACATCATCACAAAATTCATTCTGCCTGCAATCAAAGAGGCGGGTTGGGATGTAATGACGCAGATACGCCAGGAGGTAAAACTCCGCGATGGCAAAGTGGTTGTACTCGGCAAACTGGCGGCACGCCTGACAGTGAAGTCAGCCGATATTGTGCTTTACCACAAACCAGGGTTACCGCTTGCTGTTATTGAAGCAAAAGCCAATAAGCATGAGATTGGCAAAGGGATGCAGCAAGGGCTGGATTACGCGCGTTTGCTTGATGTGCCGTTTGTTTTTGCCTCCAACGGTGATGGCTTTATCTTCCATGATAAAACTAATCCTGTGCAGCTTGAATCTGAGATTAAGCTAGAAGATTTCCCTGGTCCTGAACAACTTTGGGATAAATACTGTTCCTGGAAAGGTTTTACTACCGAACAAATGCCAGTCATCAGCCAGGATTACTATGATGATAACTCAGGAAAGTCCCCTCGCTACTATCAGTTACAGGCAATCAATAAAACGATAGAAGCCGTATCTGCCGGGCAAAAACGTGTATTGCTGGTCATGGCTACCGGAACAGGGAAAACCTACACTGCTTTCCAGATTATCTGGCGTTTATGGAAAGCCAAAAACAAGAAACGCATTCTGTTCCTCGCTGACCGCAATATCCTGGTTGATCAAACAAAAACCAACGACTTCCAACCCTTTGGCAGCGCGATGACAAAAATTACCGGGCGCAATATCGACCCGGCATACGAAATCCAACTAGCGTTGTATCAGGCCATCACCGGGCCGGAAGAACATCAGAAAGCGTTTAAACAAGTTGCGCCTGATTTCTTTGACCTGATTGTTATCGACGAATGCCACCGTGGCAGCGCGTCGGAGGATAGCGCCTGGCGTGAAATCCTCGAATACTTCAGCAGTGCCACGCAGATTGGCCTCACCGCCACGCCGAAAGAAACCGAAGAAGTTTCCAGTACTGACTACTTCGGAGAACCGGTCTATACCTATTCCCTGAAAGAAGGCATCGAAGATGGTTTCCTGGCACCCTACAAAGTGGTGCGCGTGGACATTGACGTGGATTTACAAGGCTGGCGTCCGACCAAAGGGCAGGTGGATAAGCACGGTGAGCTGATTGAAGACCGTATTTATAATCAGAAAGACTTTGACCGCACCATGGTCATTGATGAGCGCACCATGCTGGTAGCGCAAACCATCACCGACTACTTAAAACGCACCAACCCGATGGATAAAACTATCGTTTTTTGTATTGAAGCCAGTGAACTTCTCGCCATAGAAGAAGGTATTGATGCTGTGATGCGCTGGTCGCTGCCTGAACGTCTTGGCTCCTTTGCCCTAACTGAACAGGATCACATTCTGCTGATGGGATTCACGACAAGGCTGGCTTTCTATGATCTCAACAGCGGATTAATTACCCCAGTGGCTGCTTCACTGGGAGACACCGGCACCCGTATGGGTGATGGACGGTGCGACCGTGCCGGTAATTTTGTCTTCGGGACGATGGATGACGATTATCCCGTTAAAGTCATCGGTAAGTTTCATCGACTCAATGCGGCAACGCTGACTGTTGAGACGTTTGCATCGCCCGATGTCGCTATACCGAACAGCATCTGTTTCAGCCCCGATGGTGGCACGTTCTATTACTGTGACTCGATGCAGGGTCGGATTATGTGCTGCGATTACCCCTCGCTGCAAAACCAGCGCGTGTTCACCAAAATCGAAGACGGCGGCGCGCCTGATGGTTCCTGCATTGATGAGCAGGGCTATCTGTGGAACGCAGAATGGGGCGGCAGTTGGGTTGTCCGATACAGTCCGGTGGGAGAAATACACAGCATTCTTTCTGCTCCAGCCCTCCAGACAACCTGCCCGGTGCTTGGTGGTTCGTCACTCCACACACTTTCATGTACCAGTGCCCGGGTAGGACTCGCAGAGCCAACCGCTTATGACGGTGCGCTTTTCAGCATTCGGTCACCTTTTTTTGCCGGATTACCAGAAAGCCGCTTTGCAGCGCACAAAATATAACCTCTGGCATTTGATCAGATTCAGGCTGAGAGAAAGCGTCCGCTTCTGGCACTGAGCGGACTAGGTAACTAAGCTGAAGGTCTGCTACGAGCGAATAGCGGAAGTTCACAGTTGATCTCGTAGCCAAATAGTCGCATTGCTACCAATGCTGTATGTTAATCAACGGCGAGCAGGTCAGGTGGCTTAAATAGATATTTGCCGACCTAGGTCTGGAAAATTGCGAGTTAAAAGATTTAGTAGAAAAAAACCTTAAAATCATTGATAAAATTCTAGAGCGTCAACTATCTGACAGTGCAATTTGCCATGTACTTACGCCAAGCATGGAGGTCATTATCGCTGAGCAGACGGTATATTTTCTCCAAGCCGAAATACGCCGACATGAACCGGTGATCTGAGCGTTGACTGAAATAATAGAATACTATCAGCCATACAGTTTTAAGAAGCTATTTCAGGGACTACGAAGATAGGGCTGCTGCTTGAATCTTAAGCTTGTACACCGGATTTATTGCCTGCTGAAACCAAATTTTCATCGTAAAGTAAAGCGAGGTCTGCCGGTGCGTAATCCGACTCTGTTGATAAAACCGGAATTGCTGAATCAGTTCTGAACTAACGACTTTATGCAGGATGCGTTTGTCTACGACAGACGCTTCCGGATCTTCAATCTGGTAGATGGTTTTCATCATGAGATGCAGGTGATAGGAATCGATCTGTATATCCCGGCTCAATGTATCATCCGGGTACTGTATCGGATAGACATCCTGGTTTTTAATCTGTTCAAAACACGGAACGAAGTACGGGACGTCACAGAGCACCAGCTGACAGATACAACAGTGAGCTACCTCAATGATCCCTAAGAATCTGATATTGGAGGAATACGGTCTGATGGTTGAAAAAAACGGAAGTCGAAAAAGTGTGTAGGGAAAAAGAGGTGAGCTTTCACCTAATGTGGTTTGCATTGACTTAGTTAGGAAGTTAATATCTTATAAATCAGTCCGTTTAATATGAGGTGTGAATATTTCACATGAATTACTTCTGGATTACGCAAAGCCCATGGTCACAAAAAAAAGAACTTGAGAATGGTTGGATCAGCGCAAGGCCCGCAAAAAAATACAACCATTATAGAGAAATGGTTAAAACCATTAAGAAAGGCGACCTCATTTTTTTCTGTAGCCGTGGGGTAATAAATTATGTAGGATTTGCGCTCGCTTCGTCTATGTCAGAAACTGACAAAACAGGTGAGATCTGGAAGGTGAAGATTAAATCTTCTCAGTTGGAAATGCCAATAGAGATTAGTAATCACAGTGAATACCTATTAGAAAAAAGAGCAGAGAAGTATTCGCCAATCACTTATTTAGGCACCGCACATCAAGGCTATTGCTCAGTGATTAGCAAGGTAATTGCATGGTATTTACTTTCAAGGGCAGGAGTATATTATAAAAATAACAGTATAATTGAATTAGAAAAATCCATAGGATACAGAGATACGAAATCGGTAAGCCATAGAGTTTCAAACTTAAATGCTTTGATGTCTTCTCTAACTAGAGAGAACATTTTAGACACACTAGATAAGTTTGGTGAGTTGATATATTCTGATTATAAATACCAAAACTCTACAACCTATGACCTGGAATATGATGGAGTTAGATATCCACCTAAAGTCATTTTTGGTATTTCAGCTATTGCATTGATTAATAGACCTTTGTTTGCTGATGAGTTTAGCGGAGGAGTCAATTCACCTTGTTTTCATATATTAGAAGCACTTGGTTTTAATATCGTTAAAAAGAATAAATCTAGTGATGGCAATGAATTTGAAGATATTGATTTTCTAATCAATGATATTGAAATGATTGAAAATGACGATTCACTCTCGGTAACAGAACGCGAACAGCTTATAGCCGCACGTAAAGGTCAAGGAAAGTACAGAAAAGAATTAATTAAACTATATGGGAAATGTATCGTTACTGGTATTCCGTATGAATTTATGCTTAGAGCAAGCCATATCAAGCCCTGGAGAGTATCAAATAATAAAGAACGTCTTGACCCTTTTAATGGTTTTTTATTATCTTCAAATGTGGATATTTTATTTGATAAAGGTTTCTTGAGCTTTGAAAATAGTGGTGAGTTAATTTTATGCGAGGAGTTAAAAAATGAATTCACGCTTCGTCTTTTGGGGATCGACTTATGCAAAAAAGTGATGATACCCCTAGGCACTTTCCAATATCTAGATTGGCATCGTAAAAATATTTTTGGACGATACAAAGGAAAATAAACCCCCAATGCCTTTGAGTCAGTATATATTTAAAACATACTGACTTGATTGTGTTAGAACCAAATCCCACATTAGAATTTTGGCTGTTTTGATTTGTCATAACAGCTTTTGGAAAATGAGGCCTCGTTATCCATATAGGCAATACTTGTTAAAACCACTTTACATGTTAAATTGCCAACACTAAAATCTTTGGATTTTCCCAGTTCGAGAGTGTAAGGTTCATTATCGAATTGACCCTCTACGGTAGTGCTATAAACATTTTGCGCGGATATATATAAATTATTTTCTGTTAATGCATAGGATTTTCCTCTTTTTAATATAAAATCATCATGTTTTGATACAAACGTTTGTAAGTATTCATTGGCAGAGTTTAAAGCAGCTTCTGTTTTCATCATCTTGGATCTGATATCATTGTTTTCGAGTTTTAACTTATCATTTTCTAACTCTAAATAATTCAATCTGTTTCTTTCGTCTATTCTTAAATTAAGAGATTCAACTGATTTATTTATTTTTAATAAAGTCTCAGGCAGCTTCCATTCATTTGATTTTTCATATGCTGAAATTTGATTGTTTAAATCATTTATAGTTTTGGAATAGGTATAGTCAAAAAAAGTCCAAAGACCACCTAAAAGACCACCTATGGTAGTTAAAAAAAGACCAGTAACGTATTTGGGGTTCCACCCGCTACTATTTTTATCGGTAGGTTCCATGTCAACAATTCTCAAATGTTAAATTAAATAGAATATATCATTTGAACTATAAGACAATCAATAACATATACTTAAAAGTGTTGCATCACGTGGGCTTCTGCGGCAACCAGGAGAATGCCTTTGACTAATTCTTCTCTCCGGCTCCGCCAGATTAGTAACGCGCTGGTAAAACCTCAGAAAATCGAGCCCATGTAAATTTGACGTTATGTCCTGCTGTGACTCAGTAGCTACCTTATGCTTGTTGGGCCTTGTTAATTTATTTGACTAAATTTTAAATATTCTGATCAATCTAGGGGGACTTAAACTACCCGATACTGGGATCGGCATGAGGTTTTCAAGAGATCCTCCATCAACCCAACCCGATTCTGATCCGGATATGCAATCATCGCTTCATAATACCCATCCCCGGTCATGCGTGGTGGGCTTAGTAGTACTCCGTTCAGACACGCCAACTCCACCATCTGTTGTGGTAGACTGAATTTGGCCTGACCAGCTCCCCGTTGATTAACATAGACTGCTCATTCAACGTCCGCTTTTGGCACAAACCAGACTGTCAGATTCGATTGCTATCTATCTACGATTACTCCAGGTCTGGTTTGAGCCAATGCACCTTTGCGGGGAAAGCACCAGTCCAGTTCAAAACTCAGCCCACAAGTTTTAACCCCGTTTTCCCGCTTTCAACAATGCTCCCGCTATCGGCCTTGCTAACAAAATCAGCCCACCATTGCATCATTGGACGTCGTTGCTCAAGATAATCGCTTCGATTATAAGCTCGTCGTACCTCATTTTTGTCTATATGAGCCAATGCTGCCTCAATAACATCAGGCGGAAACCCTTGCTCATTGAGAGCTGTACTTGCGATAGAACGCAAACCATGGGAAACGAGAACGCCCCCTAAACCAGCACGCTTGAGTGCTGCATTCACTGTTTGGCTGTTCATCGGCTGGGTTGGTTTGATGCGACTGGGAAAGATAAATTCTCGGCCACCACTGAGAGACTTCATCATTTCCAGAATAGCGATAGCTCCATCAGGTAATGGAACCGTATGGTCCCGATTCATCTTCATTCGAGCAGCAGGAATTTTCCATTCGCTAGCATCAAAATCGATCTCATCCCATCGAGCTTCAGCGGCTTCGGCAGGGCGGGTAATGGTGAGAAGCTGCCACATGAACAGGCATCGTGTGGACAGGTTGATACTCGCCATGCGTATAGTCTGCATTAGTTGTGGGAGTTGATCCGGGCGGATACTAGGCATGTTTTTCTTCTGCGGTTTCTCGAACGCTTTCCCGATGTTTACGCTGGGAACTGCATCAATCAAGCCTGTGTTCTGCGCATAAATCATGACTTCGTTAATACGCTGACAAAGGCGGCGAACAGTCTCTAATGCACCTCTGGCCTGAACCGGCTGAACTGCTTTAACCAGAGTATGAGCCTTAATCTCAGTGACACTGATATCACCGATTGCCGGGAAAACATCTCTCTCAAGAGAGCGCCAGATATCGTCGGCATAGTCCTCTGTTACGCTGGTTTTCTTCACATTCCACCAACGCTCGGCAACTAATAAGAAGGTGTTGGTTTTAGCTTCTTGAGAATTCCTCACCTGTTCTTTCTGATGCTCCTGAGGATCAATGTCTTTTGCTAATAAAACTCGAGATTCAGCTCTTAGTTTACGCGCATCAGAAAGTGAGACGGCAGGGTAGGCTCCAAAGCTCTGCTTAGTTCGCTGCTTTGTCAGAGGTCGATAGTAACGGAACTGCCAGAGCTTACTACCGTTGGACTTGATTAGCAGAGTAAGCCCATCACCATCATACAGCTGGTAATCGGCATCTTTAGGTTTGGCGGCTTTGATTTCCGTATCGGTTAAAGGCTTGGTTTTTCTTGCCATGGGGAGTCTCCATGCGTTTAGGCCCAACGAAAACAATAGAGCTTTCCGTTGGGCCTATCAATGGGCCTAAAAGGTTCGGATTTAATTAGTTCTCTTCGGACTTCGCGGGACACATTGCCGGCACAAAAAAGCCCGCAGGGCTTGCGCCGTACGGGCTCTTAGGACTTCATCGGATGACTCTGGTAATCACCGATGGAGAATTTTGGTGGAGCTGGCGGGAGTTGAACTCGCGTCCGAAATGTATTTAACTCATTGAAAATAAAAAATTCTCTTGCTGTTATATACCTCAAGTGCATTTTACGTGCATATTGAGGTCTGTCTAACGTCCTGATTCTGTCCAACATTTTGCAATATTTCCCCCGCTACAGAGCGGCTGAAATCGCGGTTTTACCGTCATATTCAGCTAGGTATTTACCGTAGTTGCGGAATATCATTTCCGGCCCTTTGTGGCCCATCTGTCCGGCAAGCCAGAAGAGGTTAACGCCCTGGCTAATATGCTTGGTGGCGAATGTGTGCCGCGTCTGGTACGGGTTACGGTAGCGCACGCCAGCTTTTTTCAGGGTCGGCACCCATGCTTTTTTACGGATAGCGTCGGCGTTCGCCCAGGGTTCTCCCGTTTTCGGATCGCTGAATATGAACTCACTTTTCATAAAGGTGTATTGCTTCTGCGCCTGCAGGGCCGCCAGCGCCTCACTGTTCAGCTCCACCTTACGGGTACCGGCTTTTGTCTTGGTGCCTTTAAGTACCCCTACGACACTGGCCGCCTGAACGTGGGCTGTGTTCGCGATGGTGTCGAGATCAGGCCAGCGCAGCGCGCACAGTTCGGAGCTCCGCAGACCGGTATTGAAAGCAAAGCGGAAAAGGTTTTCCCATTCCGGGTACCTGCAGCTCTGGTAAATAGCGAGGGTTTCTGCTGGCGTGAACGGGTCCACCTCGTAATCGTCGGCGCTTGGGCTGCTGTCGATCACGTGGTACCGGCTGGCGCTGACGAGGGTTACCGGATTAATGGTCAGCAGGCCATCCGTAACCGCTTCATCAATGGCGCTGCGCAGAAACGAAAGGTTATTCCTGGTCGTTTTCAGCTTTGTTTTCCGGCTGGCTATCCAGTTTTTAAGGACTGCTGGCGTCAGTTCTGACACGTGGAGTTTATGCAGGGCTGACAGCGCCGACAGGCATTTTTCATAACCGCTAATGGTGGACGGCGAAAGGTTGCGGTTCTGGCAGATTTTCAGGTACTCGTCCAGGTAAGACTTTATGTTTTTGGTTTTCTTCACCACCCCGAACAGCTCCAGCTTTTTGGAGTTGGGGAAATATTTCGCATATTCAAAGGTGCCACTGACGATCTGGTTTTGTATCTCCCCGAGTAGGCGCTCGGCGTACTTCACACCGCGCGCGTTTGCTTCCATTTTGGAGAGGGGCTCCCGGCACAGAACCCCTTTGTATGTGAAAGTGATAACCAGAGTGTCGCCAGTTTTATGCTGGCGGATGGTTACTCCTCTTGGGAGAGATAATGATCCTTGTTCTTTCTTGCCCACTTCGAAACCTCCGTTAAGTCAATCCAGCGTTCTTTAACGCCATCGACTTTTAATACATGTACGCCCTCCTTCCATAACCCCCTTTGTATCCGTTTGTTAACGGCTTCTACCGTTTCCCCCGCGTCCCTGCAGTACGTAGAAAGGGGTACACAGTCAAGACTCATGGCTGACCTCCTGCCCGAAAGCCTGGGCATTTTCCAGTTCATTAGCGGCATAAATCAGGGCGTTGTGATGAGCGCGAAAACCACCATCAAGTTCGCGAGCAGCTCTGCCGCGCAAGATGTCGATCGCATCCTGATAGTCATTCTTGCAATCGGCTGACTTTTCAGCCGAACTGGCCGGCAGATCCCCCAGCACCATCAACATGTTTTCCGGGTCGATGTGAATGGTGGTGAGCCCCAGCTCTTTGGCCTCCACCGCTAAACGGGTCCAGCGTTCAATAATTTCAGTGGTACCTTTTTTCATGGCATGCCTCAGAAACCTATCAAAAATTTATACTCAATCAGCGCGCCGAACACGACGGCTACCAGCAACAGGCCAAACAGCAGAGAAAGGAAAAATGCTTTCATTTTCTGTCCTTCAGTTTGCTGTATCGTTCATGGCTCATTACTTCCCAGTTCTGGCCGCCGTCTCGGGACAGCAGCCGCCAGCGGCGATTAACCCTCAGGCTCAGGTTTCCGGAGCCGTGCATACGGCAGGTATGAATCCGCCTGGCTCTGAACTGGAGGAGGACATGGACCGCATGCAGATGAACCCACTCAGGAATTCGTATCGCTGTCAGGGCCATTGTCCTTCTCTCCTGCAGGTGGGGTGATCGTGTAACCGGCGCGTTCAGCCATCCATAAAAAAGTCTCCAGCGATGCTGTAACCTCGCCGTTCTGAACCGGGCGCGCGTGGATAACTTTCCCGTTCTCGATTGTCAGCACGATATTTACTGGTTCGTGCGTGATAATTGGTGTCTGATCACTCATGGCTTGTCTCCGCTGTGACTGATTTTTGTTTCTTGGCAAACTCGACCAGCTCAGCAATGAGATCGTCGATTAATGCCTTTCCGCTTTCTGTCAGGAACTCACCGCTGCCATTCACATCTACGGCGTTGCTGTAAATTCCTCTGATGGCTTTTACGCCGTCAATATTCCCGTATTCACTGAGAGCCAGTTTTTCGAATCGTCTCAACAGACCATCAAGCAGTATTTCTGTTAATTCGACGGTGTTTATTCCCCCCTTAGGCATATTAATAATGATGCAGGCGCTTCCGGTTTTACGCTGGTGGCGTAATAACGCAGCCTTTAAAATTCGTCGGCGATACGTAGTGATTAAGTTATCCATTTATTTAATCTCCATTTGCGTATCTTCATTCGCTAAAACGATTGTTTCTTCCCTCTCTGTCCAGCTATAAATTAAACTGGCTAGGTCATAAGCCAGACCTAAAAGGCCATTCAGTTGGTGGCGGTCAAATTGTTCGTGGTTTGCGTGAATTGTTTGCATTAAGGCATTTAACTGCTCAGCTTTAACATTCACGCCTTGTATATCTTGGCGTTCTTGAATTGGCATTGTTTACCTCCCATATGCTTTTTTAAGATAAAGCCTGGCGATTACTTCGTAACCACACGCCGCATAAAGGCACGCTGTTCTATATGCCGTTTTGTCTTTGATGAAAGTCATATGAAGTGCCTCACAGCTAAAGAAACGACAACCCTTCCGTGAATACGCATATCTTTTTGCTCACCAGAATTAAGAGTGAAAGTTTGGTAATGGAAATTGTCAGAAATAATCTTTAATGCCCCGTCCGGTAAGGGTTCAATTCGCTTGATGAAGAGGCAGTTACGGCCAAAAAAATCGCCCGTAAAAACATAGATGCCGGGGGTAAGAACGCGGCCTCCACAATCAACGAAAGCTACAACCTCACAGGGTTCGATAGTCGGCTGCATTGAATCACCTTCCATCCTGCAGCTTTTAACTCTGTTTCCAAAATCATTAATATTGTCAGAACCGAACAGCATTTGTGGTGTTTTAATTGGCTCGTTAAAAGAAAGTGAATTTTGCATTTTCATTTCCTCGGGGTGAGTTTGGTCACACCATTTAAGGTGTTTTATTAATTGTTTTTATTTATAGTGATTTAATTTCGAAGTTATTTATTTGTTCGTTTACTTCTTCTAATGTTTTTACAACTAAAGTAATTAATGTGTGTTCTCTTATTTCTTCCTCGGAGGTCATTTTTTCAAGGAGTAACCATAATGAAGATGAACAACAAGTTATATCATGCGCCCAACTCATGACCATAGAGCTTGTTTCATCTTTATTGAGAACTACAGTATCAGTTATCATTGTTTATTCTCCGGCCAGTCATGCCCGATTTCGCGATTTATAACTGAAAGATTTTTCTTTAATTGGTTAATGCAAATTTGAATGAGGGCTGCTGGCTTATAGCCAGTATCTGGGTCAGATTCGGCATATTCAAGCACGTTTACCACGCGATCAATATCCATAGCTAGCTTATGGATGGGACCATTTTCAGATACCAATTGTTGAGTGCTCATCTTCCTGCTCCGTTTGCTTGTTGATGATTAAACAATACATAACGTATTAATAATCGTCAATACAAAACGGATTAATCTGAGTATTAATTTTTATCTCTATGTTTGTTAAGGTTTTTTTGTTTATTTTTGTGACGGAGGGGATAAAAAAAGCCGCTTTCGCGGCTTGTGCACTATGGCAGGTTGGTTATTTTTGCATCGACCACGACGCCGATAATACGGCAATTACCATTAATGGGAATGATCGGGTATTGAGGGTTTAACGGCTTGAGGAATCGTTGACCAGCATCGATAACTAGCTTTTTGAAAGTGGCCTCGTTATCCCCATCGAGCTTAGCGACAACTAACTTTCCGTTGATGGGTTCAACCTGAGGATCGACCAGTATAGCCATGCCTTCAGGAATGCTAAGCCCAGCTGGCGATGTCATCGAATCCCCTCTGACATCTAACCAGAATGAATCTTCTGAACATTCCACGGTTGTATCATACCAGCGGTCGATCGCGCGCTTATGATATGGTTCCACAGCTTCCATCCAATCCCCTGCGCTAACCCAACTGATTACGGGGTAGCTTCCTTTCGATTCATTCATGGCGTGAAATGACACATTGTGATCAGCTCTTGCGTCGCTCACTGCGCCGTCAGCGTCAACCACAAAACCTGGCATTTGTAGAATTTTAAAAATTTTTGCTATGACCTCCAGGTTAGGTTCACGTCTTCCGTTCAGCCAATGGCCTAGCCCACCCTGTGTCATACCGAGTGCTTCAGCTAGCTGTTCTTGAGTCATTCCGACTTCTTTCATCCTGGATTTGGCCAGGTCCTGCCATCTCTGTTTCATAGCCATGATTATTACAATCCGTATTTTTTGAGCAACTTCCATTTTGTATTATTGTTTTATGTGTGTATAGTACGTTATGTATTATTTAGATAGGAACTATCCGAATGAGCGGTATTAAGAGCTTAAGGCTGAAAGCAAAAGTGACCCAGGGGGAGCTGGCAGCGTTGATCGCTAGCTCTCAAGGGGCCGTTAGCCACTACGAAACTGGTCGTCGAATCCCAGATATTGAAGTTGGGAAACGCATTGTGAGCGCCTTTAAGCAGCTCGGATATGAAACCAGTCTGGATGAGGTTTTTTCCGATGAACATACCGGAGAGCAACTTCGATAACGCACTGCTGCCGGATACCCACTCACAAGCTGATGCCGAGTGGATTAAGCAGCAGTTACTAAGTCTGACACCAACTGCACGACAAAAAGCTATCCAGCGTTATGCCGCTGTGTATCAGGAGACTTTCGAGGCTGAACCCGTTTCCTACCGCAAGGAGAACCGGGCAAGGCATGAAGCAAACACAAGGCTTCGCCTGTTTGTGAGAAATCAAGGCAGAGCTTTACAGGGATATACCGCCGAACCTCCCCTGGCTGGATAGCAATCGCGCTCCTCATTGTTTCGGGTTTAAAGGTACCCGAACAGAAGCAGGCTTAAAGGTGCCTGTTCAGGTTGGCAACCAACTGACCCAATTCCTCATGTGTACTAGGTAAGTAGTACGTTTTTATGGGGAAGAGGGAAAGGGGGGTAAGGGGGGATTGGGTGTAGGGGTAGGAATAGGGTCTTTTCCAACAGGAGAGATCCATTGGTTAAGTAGATCTCTGTCTTAAGGGCGCAATTTAAAAAAACGCCCGTATCAGAAAGGTTGTACAGAGCGCTTAGGCGCTGAGAAACGAAAAGGGTTCTTCCTGGAAGAGTGATTTTTTCAGAGGAGCTGAATCAGAAGGGAGGCTGGCAGCCTTTGGGGAGGCCACCAGCCATGTGAGGGGGAATCCATGAAAACCACATCACAAAATTATTATCTCATCAGCACGGGGGCAGCACAATGGAGCTGACGATCACGCCGAATTTTGCACAGGAACGAGCGCTAAACATGTTGCGCCGTGAATGGAAGGCAAACGACACCTTCATGGTGTACTCGCCAACCGGTAGCGGTAAAACGGGTTTGGCCGCCTTCATCGTCGCCGGGTTTGTCAGCCGTGGTATGCGCGTCCTGTTCTGTGCACCTTACACCATACTGATCGGTCAGACGGCTAATCGGTTCGTGGAGTATGGGTTGCCGGGGGATGAAATCGGTTATATCTGGGCAGATCACCCGAACTATGATCCGGACCGGAAAATTCAGATTGCCAGCGCCGACACGCTTATTCGTCGTGTTTTTCCTGAAAATATCGATCTGCTGATTATCGACGAAGCACACCTGCGTAAAAAACGCATCCTGAAGGATATCGAACGTCTGCGCGGCAAAGGCGTAAAGGTGATTGGCCTGTCGGGTACTCCGTTTTCCCCGTTCCTGGGCAAATACTATGACCGACTGATTAAGCCGACCACCATCGGCGAGTTAATCCAGCGTGGCGATCTGAGTAAATACGAATTTTACGCGCCAACTAAGCCGGATCTGAAAGGTGTTAAAACCAAAGCATCGCTTGAGTACGGCAGCGATTACAACGAAACGCAGCTGGCTGAAATCATGTGCGGCTCTACGCTGGTGGGCGACATCGTACAGAACTGGCTGGAGAATGGCCGGGATCTGCCTACCATCGCTTTCTGCGTCAACGTAGCCCACGCCAATTACCTGACAGTCCAGTTTAACCTGGCGGGTGTTAATGCTGAGGTCATGACCGCCGACACTCCAGTGGATGAGCGCCAGACCATCATTCACCGCTTTGAAACCGGTGCAACGAAAATCATCGTTAGTGTGGGCGTTCTGGTGGCCGGCTTCGATAGTGACGTTCGTTGCATCATCTACGCCAGGCCAACTAAAAGCGAAATTCGCTGGTTGCAGGCGCTCGGGCGTGGCCTGCGCACTGCACCGGGTAAAGAGTCCTGCCTCATCTTCGATCACAGCGGCACCGTACACCGTTTGGGTTATCCGGATTCAATCGAGTACGACGATCTTCCCGGTAAATCTGACGGCATGGAGGAAAGCGCGCGCCGCGCAGTTGAGGAACGGGCCGAAAAGCTGCCACACGAATGCTCTCAATGCCATTACATGAAGCCAGCTGGCGTCTATGTATGCCCGAAATGTGGGCATAAGCCGCTGGGGGGTGAGGACGTCGATACCGACGCCGGCCGCAAACTCAAAAAGCTGGGTAAAAACCAGCATCAGCCCACTAAGGCAGAGAAACAGGCCTGGTGGAGTCAGATCAAATTCTATCAGCGCCAGCGCGTATCGCAGGGGAAAAAGCCCGTCAGCGATGGCTGGTGTGCAAATACCTTTCGAGAACGGTTTGACGAGTGGCCTAACGGGTTGAGCGATTTCCCGATGGAGATCACGCCGACCGTCTCTAATTTCATCCGGCACAAATTGATTGCGTATGCGAAAGGGCAGGAGAAGGCCAAGCGCCTGCAGGAGGCATCAGGCACGGTTGCCCCATCCTCAGTACTACAAGCACAGAAAGCGATTAGCGATATCAAACAGCAGTTAGGAAAACGAGCATGAAGACGGCAGAAGCGGCAAAAGGTCAATGGGCAATGATTTTTGAGCACTTCGGGTTACCTCCCATTAATGCCAGAAATCATTTTAAAGGCGAATGTCCGGTATGTGGTGCGCGGGGAAAGCTGCGTATTGATGATCGGGATGGCCGGGGAACATGGATCTGTACCTGCGGCAGCGGTGACGGAATGAAGCTTGTCACTCTGACACAAGGGAAGCCATTCAATGAAATTTGCAGGGAAATAGACCAGCTGATTGGTAACAACTTTACCCGCGAAGCGTTCCCGCGCACTTCAGATGCAGTAAGCGCCCGTGATCGGGTTCTGTCCAAATTTTCGAAACTGGTCAACCTGAAAGGAACTACCGGGGCGGATTATCTGCAGGCCAGGGGTATTTATCAGCTCCCACAAGAGGCGGTGAAGTTCAATGATAAACAACGCTACGGCGGTAAGGTTTACCAGTGTCTGTATTCACTCGCAACTGACGATAAAGGCGAGCTTTGCTATCTGCACAGAACCTTGCTGGACGGTAATCGGAAAGCGCAACTAAGGGATTCTGCCGGAGCGAAGCGCCAGAAATCTCTTCAGGACGAAAGCTATCTGGATCATGCACGTTCTGTCGCTATTCGCATGTTCCCGGTAGCGACGACCCTCGGAATTGCCGAGGGTATCGAAACGGCTCTTTCCTGCAAGCAGCTGTACAACGTTAACACCTGGGCCACCATGACCAGCGGATTCATGAAGAAATTCCGTGTTCCTGCAGGTGTGAAGAATTTGATTATTTTCGCAGATCGAGACGTAAACAGCGCCACCGGATTGGCTGCGGCCACGGAATGTGCCCATGCCAACTTACTGGCAAAAAATGACCTGGAAAAAATCAGCATCTACTACCCGGATAACGGGGACTTTAACGACATGCTCATGAACGGCGATCAGGTTCGTGAGTTGGTATTCTATAAAAAGCAGCAGGTGGCCGCATGAAACTGGAAGCTTCACTTAAACACTTCAGCCCTCAGGGGATGCACATCAGCGACGACGTGAAAGGAACCTCTCCGGATCGTCTCACCGGCACCGATGTTATGGCGGCCATTGGTACCACCAGCAGCCGCGCGCGGTTTGGTCTGGCTGCCTTCTTTGGTAAGACCGGGATCAGCAAAAGCGAGGAGCAGCTGGCTGTACAGGCTCTGGCGCGTCATGCAATGGAATCAGCGCCCAGGAATGTACGTAAAGCAGCTGCAGGAGAGTTTGGTTGGTGCATGCTGGTGCTCGCAAAATTCGCCTTTGCCGAATACTCCCGTTCAGCTGAAACCAGCGTGACGTGTCACAGCTGCAGCGGCAGCGGATTAACCTCTCAGTATGAGGATGTGATCAAACATCCTGGAGTCTTCAACTCTGACGGAATGGAAATCGTACCGCCGAAAAGCAAGCACGAACTGGTCAAGCGTAAATGCGCGGCATGTAACGGTAAAGGTGAGCTGCTGGCCCGATGCCGTTGTGGCGGCAAAGGTGAGGTGCTCGACCGCAAAGCCACAAGCGAGCGCGGCGCGCCGGTGTTTAAAACCTGCGAGCGCTGCAGCGGAAACGGATTTTCTGGGGTGCCGTCTACTGCAGCCTATAAAGCGATACTGAAGCGAGTCCCGGATCTGCACGTCAGAACATGGACCCGTAACTGGAAACCGTTTCTTGAGGTGCTTGTTGATGTCTGCCACAGGGAAGAACAAAAAGCAGACTCGGCGTTTCAGGACGCAACGACCTTTCGTGATGATGCGAACAAAATTTAGCATATTAGCGACTTTAAGCTTGATTTTGTCCGAACTTGTCATGTATGCTTCAAATCGTAGGTTATTGCGCCTGCACGAAATCAAACCCGCCTCCGAGCGGGTTTTTTTATGCCTAAATTTGGTCGCTGCGAATAAGCACATTCTCAAAATCACAGCTTAGCTTTGATGCTGATGGCACAAGGAAGTGCCTTTGTTTAAAGGGCAATGCGGCTATAAAATAATTGGATATCACGTATTAGTGATGTAATATTACCTCACGGGTAAACGAAAGATTTGCCAGGAGGACAAAATGGAACTGAACATTATTACACTAATCAAATCCATCCTTGCCGGTGCTGGCACTGGATTTGCCGTCACTGGTGGCGTGTCTATCGCGATCCCTGCGCTGACGGTTTCTACCACGCTTGCATTGACAATGGCTGGCGTTGGTGCAGCGGCATTCTCCGGCCTTTACATCAAGAAAAAGCTGGTGAACTAAGTTGCAGCCAGAGATACACTGGTATATACCAAAAAATACCCAGCAACTGACGCACTTCTACTTCTATTTGTGCGCTGGGTATTTCATAGTTCATTTAATTTGGGATGCCATTTCAAAGAAAACACCACCTTTTGCACTTGAAAATTTGCAGTACAAAATGAACGAGTTGTTCTCGTCTGCTACATTTGCAACCAGTGCTTTTTTTGTTGTAATCCTCTTCGATTTAGATAATCCGCTCAGGAATTCCGACGCCTTTATCTTCCCTCTAATCTACTCCGCATTTTCGGGCACAATGATATCTTTATCAGCATTGTCGCCAAAAGCAAGAGTCATCTAAGCCCGCATAGCGGGCTTTTTTGTGGGCGTAGCAAAATACTAATGATTGTATTGGCTCCATGCTGCGAGGGTCTCCTTCGAAGAACGTCCCTCTTCAGCATTTGCTCAGTGGTCTATCTCATACGGTTAATAACAGTCACTCAGAGACAAGCCGAAGATAAACATCGGCAACCGTAACAAATTATTCCCTAACTAGGTCAACACGAATGAATACATTCATCATTTGTGCATCCGGCCCGTCTTTCAATAAATCAGATTGCGAACTGATCTCCGGATCGGGGCTGCCGGTTATTGCTGTTAACTCCACCTGGCGAGCCGTGCCTGATTGTGAATACATTTATGCGGGTGATCTTCGCTGGTGGGATGCAAACATCGATGTTCTGCCTTCCTCCGCCTCTCGCTGGACCTGTAATTACCAGGCTCATAAACGCTATGGGCTAAATCTGTTTGATACAGATACCCGGTGGGCCTTCAACTCCGGGCAGCGCTCAATTCTTTTTGCTGCCAGTATGGGGGCGAAAAACATCATCCTGTTAGGGTTTGACTGCTCAATTAATGGCGGTAGTCACTGGCATGGTGAGCACGTCGGGCTGGATAACCCTACAGCAGAGAGTGTTACGCGATGGCGCGGTGAGTTTGCCAATACCACCAGTGCGCTGGCCGGTAAGGTGAATATCATCAACAGTAGCCGCCAGACAGAGCTTAAGTGCTTCCGGCGTCTCAGCCTCGAAGAGGCTCTATCAAATGCTCTGCCGTAAGTTTTCCGCAAAATAATTTCTTTTTTCAACACACAGCACCCCGGACCCGGAGGTGTGGAATGCATCGTATGAATGACCAGTCAGGTAATTTAGTTACCCAGTTTTTCGCGTGGCTGGCAGCTGTATCAGCGGCTCTGGGATTTTCAACCCAAGACATGGTTTTCATGTTTTTCGGTCTGATTGGCGTACTTCTTTCTCTGGCCTCTTTTATATCCGGTCGGCTTGACGCTAGAAAACTCCATAAAGAGGACCAGCGCCGCACTCAGTTGCTGGAAAAATATTTTGATGATGCCCGAAAGCTACCTCCTGCGGATCGTCCGGCAAGCGTCAAGGTTGTTACAGATGCCATTAACAGGATAAACGCAAATGCAAAATAAAAAGGCAGGCGCTGCGGGTATTGTTTGTTCAGTTGCTGCGATCATCGCGATAGTGCTCGGTAACGGGCATGTTCGAACCAATGAGCGCGGACTTGAGCTCATCGGTAACGCGGAGTCATGTCGTCGTGATCCTTATGTTTGCCCCGCTGGAGTGCTCACCGATGGCATGGGAAACACCCACGGCGTTAAACCCGGCACAGTTAAAAACGACCAGCAGATCGCGGCGGAATGGGAAAAAAATATCCTCGATGCTGAATCATGCGTTAATCGGTATGCCAATGGCAGAAATCTGTCTGATGATACTTTCAGCGCTGTAGTATCGGTCACGTTCCGCGCCGGGTGCGGGAATATGCGTAAATCCACCATGTTTAATTTATTCCGTGAGGGGCCGGTTGCGTATAAGTCTGCGTGTAATCAGTTCTCTCGCTGGGTTTATGGTGGTGGTCGAGTTCTTCCTGGGCTGGTTATTCGCGCAGGTAAAGAAGAAGCTCTCTGCTTGGACGGTCTGAAATGATCACCTTTGCCGATATCAAAGCCGCAAGGCGTTCGATAGCGCTGGTGGCCGTGGTGATTGTTATTGCGGTGTTGTGCATCCTGCTGGCAAACAGCCGATCTGACGTTGCTACGCTGAAGAGTGATAATGACGTTCTGCGCAGTGACAACACCCTGCAGGGGGGGGTTATCGCTGCTCAGGCTTTCAACTTCAACCGGTTTAACCAGGTGGCCGAAAACGCCAGCCGACTTAACTCACTGATTGATGCCAGCTCCGATAAAACTGTTATCGAATACCGGGAGATCCTCCACCGTGAAAAAACCTGTGATCTGCCTGTTCCTGCTGATGTCGCTGGTGGGTTGCTCGAATACGCGAACAGTTTACGTGCCAGCGCAATGCACACCAATTCCGGGAACGCTGACGCAGCCAGTGATGGCGCCACTTCCACCAGCTCGCTGACGTATTGCCAGGCTGTTCTCTGGATCAAGCCGCTGCTGGCCGCTATCGAAAAAGCGAATAACCAGTTAAAAGGTATTCGGCAGATAGAATTTGAGAGAGATCACATAGCGCAAAAAAAACAAGAATTTTCTCATGATGATATTGAGAATACTCCATCTTGACCCAATAAATATTAGGCACCTAACTGAGGTGTATTGCTTCCAAAGGACTGCAAACATGAAAGATGGTATTTATTTTGTTGTGTTTAAAAGTGCTCAGAATGAAGTCGGCAATGGAACTGTGGTTGTGCGTGGTAATACCGTGAATGGTGGTGATTTTGGGTTCACTTACCAAGGCATCATTAAGAATGACAAGCTAGATTTGTTGGTGTTCCAACACGACCCTCAAGCACAATGTGTCATTCCGGGGGTTAAAGAATACAGAACCACACTTAATATCCACGAAGCCCCGAATGGTCATTTGCTTGAAGGTTCAATAGCAGGCGTACCTAACTCACAATTAACTGTCCATGCAAAATTTATCGGCGATTTGGTGGGGTAGACACAACCAGCCTTATAGTGTTTTTCTCTAGAGGGAAATGTTAAGGCTGCCAGTTGCTCAAGTTATTAACATGTTCAGGGTTGCTACGGCGACCCTTTTTATGGTCATTATCAAAGCTTTTCGTCGAGAGGCTTTGATAATGTTCTTTGCGTGAGGATTGTTCAAAATGGCTTCGATAAAACAATCCACTGATGCCATTGGACAATCAAAATATTACGTCCACTGGAAGGATGAAAAATCCGGTCATGGACGCCGCCGCATTTTTAAGAATATTGATGATGCCGCACATCTTTTCTGGCAAAAACAGAATATCGAGCTGGACTGTCGAACCGCCAACTGGACCGGAATAGACCATTCCTGGACTTTCCGAAAGTTAATTCTGTTTTATCTTGGCTATCAGGCTGGAAAGCTGGAAAAAAATATCATACGACTATCGTCTTATACGAAATGCCGTCACGATCTTCTCGCTGTAGAGGGGCCGATACTGGAAAAAAATATTCTCCATATCAGCCATCGCGATATCGTTGATTCGGTTCGCACCGGCTGCTATCGGTGGATTCGTTCGGCTTTCTTCCTGCTGGTGGAAAAACGGCTCATCACTTTTAACCCCGTTGACCGTCCCGCGCGCCGGAAGCGTCGACCCATCACCATACCGCCATCATCATCGGTCAGGGAGCTACTGAATAACGCGCCAGTTCGTGAGCGTATCGCGTGCTGGCTCGGGATTTGTGGCCTGCGCATCGGTGAGGCTCTGGCGGTTACTTATAACGACGTGTCAGCCGACTGGATCGACGTCCGGGGGCATGTTGTTGACGGCGTTATACATGAGGGGCTGAAAAGAGGAGTGGAGCGCCGGGTAAGGATGCCGCGTGAGCTTTTCGCGTTGCTGGATAAAAGTAAACTCGGTACCTCTGAGCCTCTTATCAGCAACCAGTTTACCGGCGCATGCCTCGCTACCAGCTACGGCACTCAGGGCGTTCTCGTCAGAACCCTGAACGACTATGGCATTAAACGATTCCATCATCTTCGCCACTTTGCTGTATCTCGCCTGGCAAACAAAGGCGTCGATATTTTGAAGGTTTCTCGCCTTATTGGGCATTCGAACATCAAAACCACAATGGACGTTTACGGCCACCTGTTCGGTGAAGTGGTAGAGATGGATCTGGACTGAGTTATCCACATAGTGGAAATATTAGGGCGATCCACTATCTCCCCATTCTGCGCAGCCTCCGGGCATCAAATCGCAGTTTTCCCGAAAAAAAGGATATGCCGCATTTTTACCCCCTCTGATATGCCGCACTTGGCACCAGAGAGGACGCGGCCTGCACGCCAGAATTTACCGCGTGATACGCCGCACCCGGATCGGAGAAATTGGATTTTGAACAAAAAATAATCACATTGACTTAGGCGGAAGTATGGCTCCTAAAAAAAGCTTCAGAAAAGCCTACGTCGGTATCGTTATGGACATGGCATTAGCCCGTAGCAAAATCAGCAATCGGATGGTTGCTCAGCGCTTAGGTGTGGACGAGACGACGATCCGTCGCTGGCGTAAAGAGAATATCGAGTTTGAGCGCGCTTTCACTGAGGCTCGCGAAGCTCTCAGAGAGAAAATAAACCGCGTCGCCGGTAAGAGCCTGGACGTTCGCAAACGGAAGGTTGTCACCACATCGCCGGATGGTGTGAAAACCACGATTGAAGATGTGCTGCCCACGCACAACGATATTGCTGTTTTCTCAAAGGCGCTCGGTCTTGGTACCAGCGTCTATAGCGAGGAAGAACGCCAGCGTGATGTGCTTCGTGAGGTGATGAAACACAAGGTGGCCGGGAAATACTCCGCGCTGGAGGCGGCGCAGCTGCTTGAGGCTGAGGGGGTAAAAGTTCCGGAAACCCTGCTTATGGAGCTGGGAGCACCGAAAATTTTCGAACCGTTCAACAATATGGACGAGGCAGCCAAAGCCGACGCGGCGAACCTGACCCCGCAGGAAGCAGCAGATATCTACAAAAAATACCTAGGCTGAAAATTGCAAAAACAGGCGTTTCGAACCGTAAAAACGCTATGCACTTTTTGACCCGTTTTATGCACGTTTTATTCATCCCGATTTGACCACTTTTCTGTTCAAAACAGAGGCTTCGCGCCGTTTGCGTGATGGGTGCTGTTGCGCCAGTGCGGGTAACGACCATTATGTTAAATAGAGACGATTTACCCGCATTTTTCCTGCTAAATGCTGTCCTCAGTTACGCATGCTCGGTGACTGGGTGAAAAGCACAGCATACCCTCATAATGAACCTGCTCCGGATCTTGGTTGATAAGAGGGAATATCTCATATCCATTAACCGTTAATGGGAGTGCATTAGCATCTACGAAACACCAGACATTCGCTTTAATGCTTGGGCTGAGGGTTTGCGTTGCAGAATTTAAGTAAACCACCAAGTTATAACAGTCCCATTTGCCCATCATCATATTTAGGCTGGACAGATAATTAGCTTGCGTTCTGCTTTGGTGAGATACGTCAATTAAAATAGTTCGACTTTGCCCTGAAATGTCTGATTGGAACGCTCCAAGTACGTAATTGGTAGAGCCAACTTGTTCAGATTTCAGGGTTGTGAAGTGGGACAAAAGCCTAGAAAAACTCATACATCAATTCCTGTGTGGTTAAAAGAGAAAAATGCCTATTCCATTTCCTTTTGATTTCCAAAACCCTGATTATGTGCAGGTGTTCGAGTGGAGAATGGAACGTTTACAACGTATTCGTCAACATCCAGAAACATTGCCGATGTTAAGGGCATTCTACCGTGATAATCCAGCACAATTTATTATTGATTGGGGGATGACGACGGACCCGCGTAACCTCGATTTTGGGCTTCCCGTGTCCATACCATTCTTGCTGTTTCCGAAACAGGAAGAATGGATAAACTGGATTATGGAACGCCGCAAGGGGCTAGAGAACGGACTGACAGAAAAAAGCCGCGAAATGGGGCTTAGTTGGACCTCTATCGGTCTGGCCTGTTCGCTTTGCCTGTTCAACAAAGAAATGGTGATCGGGTTCGGTTCCCGTAAAGAGGAATATGTCGACAGTACCGGCAGCCCAAAAGCGCTGTTCTGGAAAGCCCGTAAATTCGTTGAAATGCTGCCCGTCGAATTCCGGGGAGGTTGGAACTATAAGAAACATGCACCTTATATGCGGGTGGAGTTTCCGGAGAGCGGCTCAGTGATTACTGGGGAAGCAGGCGATAATATCGGACGTGGTGACCGCACCACGCTTTATTTCGTGGATGAGGCGGCATTCCTTAAGCGACCGATGCTTATTGAGGCTTCTCTTTCTCAAACAACACGCTGCCGTATAGATCTTTCATCGGTCAACGGTATGGCAAACCCTTTTGCCCAGAAACGGCACAGCGGGAAAATCCCTGTGTTTACATTCCACTGGCGCAGTGATCCACGTAAAGACGATGAGTGGTATCGCAAGGAATGCGACAAAATCGATAACCCGGTTGTTGTGGCACAGGAATTAGACCTGAACTACAGCGCGTCAGCTGAAGGTGTGCTGATCCCCTCAGAATGGGTACAGGCTGCCGTCGATGCACATATCACATTGGGAATCCTGCCAACTGGCAAACGCCTGGGCGCAATGGACGTCGCCGACGAAGGGCGGGATAAAAACTCATTTTCTACCCGACACGGTTTCCTGCTTGAGAATGTACGGGAGTGGTCCGGTGTTGGCAGTGATATTTACCAGTCTGTTGAGAAGGTTTTCGGTTTCTGCGAAGAGGATCGCCTCGAAGAGTTTCGCTTTGACGAGGATGGGCTGGGCGCTGGCGTTCGAGGTGATGCCAGAGCCATCAATGAGCTACGTAAAGCCGAGCAGCGTCCAATCATGCTTGCTACCCCTTTCCGTGGCAGTGGCGGTGTGTTTGACCCTGAGGACGAAGCTGTGCGCGGCGACAACGGACAGAATGCGCGGCTTAACAAGGATTTCTTCGCCAACGCTAAAGCACAGAGCTGGTGGCATCTCCGCAAGTTGTTTAGAAACACATACCGTGCAGTGGTTGAGAAGATGCCCTACGACCCTGACGAAATCATTTCCATCAGCGGTGCGATGGAGAGCAAAGACAAACTCATCATCGAGCTTTCACAACCGACTTATTCCATTAATGGCGTAGGGAAAATATCAGTTAATAAGCAACCTGATGGCACTAAGTCGCCTAACCTGGCTGACTCAGTGATGATCAACTATGCGCCAATGGATTCCTCTCTCGATATCTGGTCTAAGCTCGGAGCATAAAAGCTATGGCGAAAAAAACAGGAAGAGTCGCCACAGCCGACTCTTACGATAACTTTGTCGCGCGAGTTGGCATGCAGCAGCCAAATCAGCATGCAGCGTCAACTTATCGAGCCAATTACACCAGCCGCAATCGTCTGCTGTTGGAATGGGCGTATCGTTCTTCATGGATCATCGGCGCAGCTGTTGATGCAAAGCCCGACGATATGACAAAAAAAGGGGCCAGAATAACCAGCGAAATTGACCCAAAGCGGCGAGGGATTCTGGAGGCCCGATTTGAAGAGCTAAAACTCTGGGAGCGGCTGAACCTCATACTGAAATGGTCCAGGCTGTATGGTGGTGCCGTTGGGCTAATCCTCATTGAGGGTCAGGCACCTCTGACGCCTCTGGTGCTGGATAAAGTGGGAAAAGGCAGCTTTAAAGGCCTCGCTGTTCTCGATCGTTGGATGATTAACCCTAATCTCGGGCGACGCATCAAGACACTCGGGCCTGAGCTTGGTAAACCCGAAACTTACGAAATCGTTACTTCTGCACAGGGTATTCCCCCCTGGACGGTGAATTACAGCCGGCTGATTCGTATGGATGGGATAACCCTACCGTACCAGCAAGCTCTCACAGAAAACGAGTGGGGAATGTCCGTTGTAGAGCGTATCTTCGACCGCCTGACATCGTATGACAGTACGAGTGTTGGTGCGGCACAGCTCGCTTACAAAGCGCATCTGCGCACGGCAAAAATCAAGGAACTGCGCAAAATTATTGCGATGGGTGGAAAACCATACGAAGCGCTGCTCAAACAAATGGACATGGTGCGCCAGTTCCAGACCAATGAGGGGATGTCTCTCTTTGATGCTGAAGATACCTTCGAAACGCACTCCTACTCGTTCGCCGGGTTATCTGATCTGCTGAGCGAGTTCAAGGAGGATATTGCTGGAGCCGTCGGCATTCCGCTGGTTCGCCTTTTTCGCCAGTCGCCGAAAGGGTTTTCAACGGGCGATTCGGATCTGGCGAACTACTACGATGACGTCGGTGCCGCGCAGGAAAATACGCTACGTGGCCCAGTTCGTCTGCTCTATGACGTGCTTCACCGCTCGGAGTTTGGGGAGCCGCTGCCGGACGATTTTGCGTTCGAATTTAACCCCCTCTGGCAGATGTCAGACGTTGACCGTTCAACCGTGGCAACCAACACCACTACCGCACTGGCGACCGCCGTGCGTGAGCTGGGGATGCCTCCCGCCGCCGCATTAACCGACCTCAGGGAGACGGCGCGCGTGACGGGTATTGGCGCATCCATTACCGACGAGGATATTGACCATGCGAAGGCCCAGTGGTCGGAGGATGAATCTGAAACCAGCCCTCCGCCGTCGTTCGGAGATCCAGTATCGAAAAAGCCTGTTGGCGATAGCAAACCAGATAGGGCAGATCGTCGATGGTACCTACGATGGTTCACAGACTAGCGCTGACAGCATTTCGAAAACGCTGGTGGACTATTCCGAGGTAATCAGCGACTGGGCAGAGCAGGTCGGGCGAAGGATGTTTGCCCAGGTCGAGCAGGAGGAATGGAACCTGTGGAAATCGGTATCAGAGGAAATCGGCGCTGGCCTGCGCGATGTGGTGGGTAATACCCCTGTCGGGCAGGTGGCGCAGGATATCGTATACCGCCAGATTCAGCTGATGAAGTCCCTGCCGCTGGAAGCTGCAGATCGCGTGATGGACATACAACAGCGTGCAATGCAGGCGGTTATCACTGGCGAACGTCCGGATCAGCTCTACGAGATGATTATGGCCTCCGGTGACGTGGCCGCCAGCAGGGCGCAGCTGATTGCCCGCACAGAGATTGGACGAGCTACCGGCGCGCTGACGCAGGCCAGAGCTCTTTCGGTTGGCTCAGAGGGCTACTGGTGGCGTATCGAAGGGGCTGGAACGCGTGATTCTCACCGAAAGATGAAAGATAAATTTGTGCGCTGGGATAACCCGCCGACGCTGGACGGTATGACCGGACACGCCGGATGTTTGCCGAACTGCAAATGCTGGCCTGAAGTACAGATTCCTGCACCAAGAAAATGAAAAATACGGCTTTGAGCATTCATTTCATGTGAACTGCAATACCCGTGAAATGTTATGAAAATGTTGTGTTCGAAAAGACCGATATTCAGCCTAGTTAATCGCTACTTTTATGGCTTTAAGGGGACATTTTAATCGAGTCCATTTTCGTCGGTGCGGGTAAGAACCCTTATGTTAAATAGCACGTTATTTCGAACATTTTTCCACATCTCACTAGGTCGCCAATGAGCGGCCTTTTTGTTGCCCGTAATCGAGCAGGTAACCCATGAAATATTTCTTTAAAACCCGCCTGGGGAATACCCGTTTTCAGTTGGCCGACGGTTCGATTCTGTTCAAAGACGTACCTATCGGACGCACTGGTGAACAGGTTTACGGTGCGGAGGAACTGCCAGAGTTAACCCCGGATAGTGACGGGTTAATAGTCGTCCGTCGAACGCCTGAAGAAGTATTCAGCGAACGCACCATTGCCTCATTCGAGTCAATGGCTGTCACCATCGGCCACCCGAAGGACTTTAGCGGCAACATTATTTTTGTCACGCCGGAGAACTGGCGCAGGCTGGCAAACGGCCACATTCAGAATGTCAGACGCGGGGAGGGGGCAAACTCCGATCTGCTGCTGGCTGATGTCATCGTCAAAACGCCGGAAGCTATTCAGGCAGTAGAAGACGGTGACGACGAGGTGAGTTGCGGCTATGACGCCGATTACCGCCAAATCTCGCCGGGTATCGCAGAGCAGTACGCGATCACCGGTAACCATCTGGCCTTAGTCCCTAACGGGCGGGCTGGTTCACGTTGTGCACTGGGAGACGCTATGCCGAGCACTACTAAAAACTGGTTTACCCGGCTTTTAAAGGCCCGTAAAACCAACGACGCCGCTGAAATGGCGAATCTGATCGATAACCCGCCTGACAATATGACTGGCGATAATGATGATGTGACAACCGCCATGACACCGGGCGGCGTGGTCATCAACCTTTCACCACAAAATCCAATGCCTGCGCCGACTTTGCCTGTCACGACCGACTCTGGAGAAGAGATCCCGGCGTGGGGGAAAGCGCTGATTGAAGCCGTGGCAAAACTCACTCCGGCTGTTCCGGTGACGGTTGACGAAGGAGAAGACGAAAAGGATGAAGAAGAGGGGGCTGTTACTGGTGATGCTGCTTACCGCGCCGATCTGATTCAGCCTGGCATCCAGCTCCCGACGAAGGCGAAACCGACGGCATTTAAACGTCAGGTTCTGGCTTCTGCCGATCAGATGCTGGTTCGTTCCATCGTTGGCGATGCTGATGTGAAAAAGCTGAAAAAAGCCACTGTGGATATGGCATTTAACGCCGTTTCTGAACTGGCTAAAAACCGCAACACAGCCGCGCAAACGACCGACAGTTTCCGCACGATGACCACTACCACCACAAAATCTATCGCGGAAATCAATAAAGCCGCGAAAGAAATCTGGGCTAAACGAGGCTAAAACATGGCTAACACCATTCTTTACCGGATGCCTGCGGGCATCGCCGGGGGTATTTCACGCCCACAGGATTTAACCGTAGAACCTCATATTCTCGATGCGACTAAACCCTTCCCGGCGTATGGGCTGGGCGGGAAGATTGTCGGGGGTAAGTTCGTGCCTGTTGAGGCGGCCGACCCGGTCACGGTGCTGGCAGGTATTTTTGTTCGCCCTTACCCGACAGCTTCGCAGCCCGACAAGATTCGCCAGGTTGGCACCGGCTACAACTTTGCCGGCGACAACCTGAAACGCGGTTATGTCACGGTCAATATCGGCGGTGACGCCTCTGCTGTTGCTCTCTATGCCCCGGTATTTATGCGCGTTGGCACCCCAACCGCCGCAAGCCCACTGGGCGCTTTCCTCGCGGCTGCGGACGATACAAACACCGTTCAGATCACCAACGCTTATTTCAATGGTCCCGGCGACGCCGACGGCAACATTGAACTGGCATATAACATTTAAGGGAGCATGACAAATGCCAATGACCTTCGATCAGGCAACAGTCGACAGCACTGGTGCTTTTCTGGTCCATGAGCTGGAACGCCTGGACCAGACTCTGAACCTTCCTCTGACGTCCCAGACCTGGAGCCGCGACATTGAGCTGCGTGAAGACGTTTCTATCGCAGATGAGATGAGTTCTTTCACCAACACGACGTTTGCAGCAGCAGGCTCCCCAAACGCGAACGGCAAGAACTGGATTAACCAGCTTGCAACCGCAATCGCTGGCCTGAATGTGGATATCACAAAAACAGGCTTCCCCCTGGAACTGTGGGGGATGGAACTTGGATGGACGATTGTAGAACTTGCCGCCGCTGCACAGGTGGGGCGTCCGATTGACACTCAGAAATACGACGGTATGCAGTTGAAGTGGAATATGGATACTGACGAGCAGGTGTATATCGGGGACGCTGCAAAAGGTGCAAAGGGGCTTTTGAACCTGTCTCAGGTAACCCCAACGAACGCAGCGAAAACTTGGGCGACCTCTACCCCTGACGAAATCCGCGCCAGCATTAACCAGGTACTAAGCAATGCGTGGACCCGTTCCGCATATTCAAAAGTTCCGGAAGACTTGCTGATCCCGCCAGACCAATATTCTTTCCTGGCAAGCACTATCGTTTCATCTGCAGGTAATCAGTCACTGCTGACCTATCTTGAAACCAACACAATTGCTTTCCACCAGAACGGCAAGCCGCTGAATATCCGCCCTGTGAAATGGGCAATCGGCCGTGGCGTTGCAAACAAAGATCGTATGGTCGCATACACGAACGATAAAAAGTTTGTGCGCTTCCCTATGGTTCCCCTGCAGAGCGTGCCGATCCAGTATCGCGGCATCTACCAGCTCGTAACCTACTACGGAAAGCTGGGCGCTGTTGAACCGGTCTATCCGGAAACCCTTAACTACATGGACGGCATTTAAGCCAGTAGCCCCCGGAAACGGGGGCTTTCCTGAGGAACTGCTATGAAAAAAATCTATGTGCTGTCGGCGTTTAACTTTAACGATGGAGCCAGCATCAAGGCTTTTACCCCCGGGTTTCATGACGTTGAAAATGACGTTGCTGATCACTGGTTTGTGAAAGCGCATTGCTCGCCCGATGGCGAAGCCCCTACGCTGGCAGATGATCCGCGTATTGCTGAGCTGGAAGCGCTGGTGGCAGACCAGGCAACCCGCATTGCTGAGCTTGAGGAGCAACTTGCAGAGGCTAAAGCCAATGGCAAAAAACCAAAGCCTGCCGACGCCTGAGAAATTCCGCGCTGACTTCCCGCAGTTCGCTGATGAAACCAAATTTCCCACCACGATGATACAGGCCCGTCTCGCTCTGGCAGATGTTTTGATGAGCGAGTCCCGGTTTGGGGAGGATATTTTCCCCTATGTCGTTGAATTGTTCGTGGCGCATTACATGACACTTTATGCCGCTGACATGCGCTCGTCGTCCGTAGGGGGCGCTGGTGGTGCGAATAGTGGTGTTCAGACATCAAAGTCAGTGGATAAGGTTTCTGTCAGCTATGACGTCAGTGCGACGCTTAATCCTGATGCGGGGTTCTGGAATAACACTCGCTACGGTTCCGAATTCTGGGAATACCTCATGATATTCGGTGCGGGAGCGATACAACTTGGAACACCATAATGAAAAGCGGGTTAACGGTTCGCACTGATAACGCCCTGGCTGTTCTGGAATCCCTCCGCCAGATATCCGGAATGGATGTGCTGGTGGGAATACCTGAGGACAAGGCTGGGCGTGAGGATGGCTCTCCGATTAATAACGCGGAACTGGGCTACCTCCACTCGACGGGCGCAACAGTGGAAATCGACGGTACAACGGTCACGCTCCCCCCGCGTCCTTTTCTGGATATGGGGATCGAGGATTCAAAACCCAGAACCACTGCACACCTCAAGGCAGCGGCAACCGCCGCGCTGGAGGGGCAGACTGAAGCGGCAATGCGTGAGCTGGAAAGCGCCGGACAGATTGCCCGTGACGCTGCAAAAGCCGTTATCGGTGCTGGCGACCGGCTGCACCCGCTTTCTGAGAAAACCCTCGAACGCAGAAGGGCCGAAGGCATTCCCGGCGACAAGCCGCTGTATGCCCACGGTTACCTGCTGCGCTCAATTAACTACGTCGTGAGGAAAAAATAATGCCTCTTCTCGATGTGAGCGATGTTCTTCTCGATCCCGACTTCATGGACACCAGCCTGGTGTGTCACCGTCAGGTTCAGACGGTGGATGAGGACAATTTCACAAAAAACACCGCTCAGGATATCCCGTTCTCTGGCGTGGTGACGGTTGACCGTTCTCTGGAAGCCAGGCGAATGGAGGCAGGCCAGAACATCAGCGGCGCGATCCTCATCGTGACGCAGTTCAGATTAACCCAGGGCCAGCCTGGTTCAGACAGCGCCCCGCGACTGGATGCCGATATCGTGACCTACAGCGGCCGCGACTACCGCGTGACGTTCGTTGACCCGTACACCCGTTACGGTGCCGGATTCGTCCAGGCACATTGTGAGCTGGTGGACTTTAACGGAGGGACGCCAGTTGAGTAACGACAGCACCGCGCGCGGTTATCTTACGCCTGTCGGGGCTCTCCCCCAGTATGACGAGGCGCTGGAGCGTGAAATCAGCCGGTGGATTCGTGGTGTTTCTGGCCTGCCGGCTACGCTTGTTTTCCCCCGATGGACTGACCCGCAGCCGCAGATCCCCAATAACGGGGTAACGTGGTGCGGCTTCGGTATCACTACCGTTCCCCAGCCGTTAAGCCAGTCCGATGTTCAGGTTTCGGAAGAACAGTCCGAGCAATGGACATGGGAACAGGTCACGGTGATTTGCTGCTTTTACGGCCCTCTGGGGGCCAACACTGCATCAACTTTCCGCGCGGGGATATTCGTCGAGCAGAACAACGCCGAACTGAACCGCTCGGGGCTTTCGCTCGTGGATGCCGGGACTATCTACAACCTGCCAGAGCTCATCAATAAGCAGTGGGTAAGGCGCTACGACCTCACTATCACGCTGTCCCGCAAAAACATTCGTACCTACAACGTCCGGACGCTGCAAGATGCGTCCGTCTCATTTTTCGGAGACTAAATTATGCCGCAGGGATTACCTGTATCGAACGTCGTTAATGTCGACGTGATCATTGGGCCGCGTGCGGCTACTGGTCGAAACTTTGGTTCGCTGCTCATCCTCGGGAGCTCAACGGTTATCCCGGTCACTGAGCGCCTTCGCCTTTATTCTTCTGTAGAGGATATCGGCTCTGATTTCGGCGTGGATAGCCCGGAATATGAAGCTGCTACCGTGTATTTCTCGCAATCACCGAAGCCTCAGCAGGTCTATGTCGGCCGCTGGGCGAAAACGCTGGCATCGGCTGAAAGCGGTTCGACGGAAACGCTGCTGCAGGCCGTGAACGCCGTACTGAATTACACGAGCTGGTACGGTCTGGCCGTAGCCGATGATGAAGACATCGACGATGCCGACTGGCTGAGCGTGGCCGCCGCGATCGAGGCTTCCAGCCTCAGTCGTATTCTGGCGATTACCATCCAGGACCCGGAAGCGGTTAACACGACCTCCACAACCGATCTGGCCTATAAGCTGAAGACGGCAAAATATGGCCGCACCTTCGTGCAGTATTCCACCAGCAGCAAGTACGCCGCGCTGTCGGCGTTTGGCCGCGCGTTTACCGTGAATTTCAACGGCAGCAACACCACCATTACCCTGAAGTTCAAACAGGAGCCGGGGATCACGTATGAAACCCTGACCACCAATCAGGCGGCGGCGCTGGATGCCAAGAACTGCAACGTGTTTGTGTACTACCAGAACGATACGGCAATCCTGCAGCAGGGCGTCATGTCCAGCGGTGATTTCTTCGATGAACGCCACGGGCTCGACTGGCTGCAGAACTACGTTCAGACCAACCTGTATAACCTGCTCTACACCAGCACAACCAAAGTCCCACAGACCGATGCTGGCGTTACGCGCCTCCTTTCCAATGTCGAACAGTCGATGGATCAGTCTGTCACAAACGGGCTGGTGGCTGCCGGTGTATGGAACGGTGGCCCGATCGGGCAGCTGGATTCCGGCGATACGCTGACAAAAGGCTATTACGTCTACGCGCAGCCGATTTCCGAGCAGGCGCAGGCAGACCGCGAAGCCCGTAAGGCACCGGTTATTCAGGTGGCCTGTAAGCTGGCGGGTGCGGTTCATTTCGCTGATGTTCAGATCAACGTCGTTCGCTAAGGAGAACATGAATGGCTACTTATTCTTTTATGGACGTTACGGCGTCCCTCTCCGGCCCGACCGGCGAGATTGATCTGGGCTACGGTTCCGCCAGTTCAGAGGAGGGGATCACCGTTGCAATGGGCGGCCCCAAAAACACCATGACCATCGGTGCTGACGGCGAAGTGATGCACAGCCTGCACGCGGATAAAAGCGGCACGGTAACCGTCAACCTGCTGAAAACCTCGCCGACAAACAAAAAGCTGTCGCTGGCGTACAACGCGCAGAGTCAGTCCTCAGGCACCTGGGGGAACAACGTCATTGTGATCCGAAACAAGGTGAGCGGAGACATCATCACGGCGCGCAGCGTGGCGTTCCAGAAACAGCCGGATAACGCCAACGCTAAGGCCGGTAATACGATGCCCTGGGTGTTTGACTGCGGCAAAATCGACCAGGTACTCGGAGAGTTTTAACAGATGGAATGCTCAATCAAAGGCCACGATTACCGCGTGGCAAAACTCAGCGTTTTTGACCAGCTGAAAGTGACCCGTAAGCTGCTGCCAGTGCTGGCTGGCATGATGTCAGATTTCGGGAGCATTCGCTCCCTGTTGCCTGCTGATGGCAAAATCGACACCGTGAAATTCGACAAACTGCAACCGGTGTTTGAAACCCTGCTGCCGTGTATCGCTGAAAAGCTGTCTTCCCTGACCGAAGAAGACACCAACGCGATTATTCATCCTTGCCTGGCCGTAGTGTCACGTAAGCACATGGACGGATGGACGCCGGTATTTAACAGCGGTCAGCTGATGTTCGATGATATCGACCTGCTAACCATGCTGCAGCTGGTGGCGCGGGTGGTCGCCGATTCGCTGGGAAATTTTTTGCCCGTGAGCCCTACCAGCGCGACGGCGGACCAGCCTCAGGGCTAACCCTCAACAGCCTGCCTGACGGGCTGTCTTATCTCCTTGACCCGGTTGACGCCGGGTTAATCCCTTATTACGCGCTGAAGGATGGATCTGTCGATCTGTGCGATATCGCGCTGATGAATGACCACCTGGCCGTTAAGGCTGACAACCAGCGCCGTATAGAGAAATGGAGAGAGGATAATGAACGCTGAGACTATTAAAGATTTCCTCGTCTCGCTCGGTTTTGATATCGACGAAGCAGGCGCGGAAAAGTTCGATTCAGTCCTCGCCGGCACGACCGCAAACGCCATCAAAATGGGGCTGGCCGTCGAAGGTGCCGCGCTTACCGTAGTGGCCTTTACGGCTAAGATCGCCTCCGGGCTCGATAACCTCTACAGGGCGTCACAGCGCACTGGCGCGACGGTTCAGGGGATTCAGTCTATTGGCTATGCGGTTTCGCAGGTTGGCGGCAGCGTGGACGCGGCGCGCTCCTCTCTGGAAAGCCTCTCCCGGTTTGTTCGTAACAATCCCGGCGCGGAAGGCTTCCTGAATCGCCTGGGCGTACAGACCCGTGACGCCAGCGGTAACATGCGCGACATGGCCGCTATCTTTACGGGTGTCGGCCAGAAGCTCAGCAGCATGCCGTACTACCGGGCTAACCAGTATGCGCAGATGCTGGGCATTGACGAAAATACCCTCATGGCGATGCGCCGGGGTGTCGGTGGTTTCTCCGGGCAGTACAGCGCGATGGCGAAGGCTATCGGCTTCAATGCTGACGAGGCGGCCAGAAGCTCCAACAAATTCATGACCTCCCTGCGCGAGTTCGGCGCGATGGCGGGCATGGCCCGTGACAAAATCGGCTCTAATCTTGCTGGTGGCCTGGCGGGTTCGCTGGACACGCTGCGCCGTCATATCCTGGATAACTTCCCGCGTATCGAGCAGACCCTGACGAAAGCCATAAAAGGCATTCTGGCGCTCGGGGACATCATCGGGCGGTTGTTCTTCCGGCTTATTGAGGGGACATCCAGCCTTATTACCTGGTGGCAATCGCTGGATAAGCAAACCCGGGAGCTGATCTCGCTGTTTGGCGCGCTGACGATTGCGCTGCGCATTCTGAACAGTACGTTCTGGATGTCACCTATTGGCCTCATTACCGCGCTGGCGGCGGGGATTGCTCTTCTGTGGGAGGACTATCAGACCTGGAAGGAGGGCGGCGACAGCCTTATCGACTGGGGCAAGTGGAAACCGGAAGTCGACGCCGCACTGAAAATGGTCCATGACCTGCAGGGGACTGTTAACGATCTGGCGAAAGCGCTGGCGAAACTGCTCAATATTGACCCTAAATCATGGTCCCTGAAGTGGGATTTCAGCAACTTCATCGACCAGATGGGCGAGTTCAGCAGGATGCTGAATATGATCGCCGACCTGCTGAACGCCATTAAAGACGGTCGCTGGGCTGATGCGGCCAGTGTTGGTAAGCAGCTCCTGAATCAGGGGAGCGATAAACCGTCAGCAATGCCTGAAGTGACGGATAGCGCTAACCAGACGGCGGAATGGTTTAACGACAATCTTGGGTTCGATCCGCGAAATGTGGGTAAAACCGTCAAAGGCTGGCTGTTTGGTAGCGAGGCTGGAGAGGCTCGCGGGATTCATGACGACAAGCGTGATCCGCAAATTGATGAGCTGAACGGCACACAGGAAAAATCACGGAAAGAGGCTGCTGAATATCACGGACGTAGTACCGGAGTGCTCGGCAAAATTGCAGAGGGTATTAAGCAAATTGCTGATGGAATGTTCCCGACTGCAGAGGCGGCAGCATTCACCCCCACAGATGCGAGTGGCTTACCCCTTGCAGGCGTTAAGCAGCCGCAGCCATCAAAAGCAGGCTCTGAGTTGCTGGGATGGATGCAACCGATGCTCACCAGTCTGGAACAGCTCTACCGGCTTCCGGAAGGTTTGCTGCGCAGTGTGGCCATCACGGAATCGGGCGGTAATCAGTTTGCTGTTTCAGGTGCTGGCGCTAAAGGTCTGTTTCAGTTTATGGACGGTACCGCGCGTGATATGGGACTGCGCGGGAACGACGTATTCAATCCTGAAAAGGCCGCTCAGGCAGCCGCTAAATATCTCTCACAGCTGCTGAAAGCTAACGGTGGTGACCTGAGCAAGGCGCTGGCCTCATACAACTGGGGGATCGGGAACGTGCAGAAGCACGGAATGGCCCTGATGCCGCAGGAAACCCGCAACTACATTCCTAAGGTGTTGAGTAACATGCCCGGGAAGGGAACGCAGGTACAGCAGCAGAACACCTATCACATTTACGGTGGTGGTGATCCGCGTTCTGTTGGTACCGAGGTCGAGCGCCGACAGCAGTCGGCAAACGCCCAGGTTATGCGCGGCAATCAAACGAAGGTGGGCTAATGGATATTCTCTCAACTCTATTTCAACAGCAGACCCGAAAAATAGGGATGATAGTCCCCAGCGTGGTTGTTTCTGAGAAGCACACCGACACGCTGGAGATAACCGAGCACCCTGTCGAGGTTGGGGCCGCCATCGCCGACCATGCCTACAAGAAACCGTCTGAAGTGGTGATGGAGGTCGGTTTCGCTGGCGGCGGATCGCTGCTGGATTTTGCCAGTAATCTGACGGCCACCAGCCTGCTCGGTCTGAGCCCCCAGCAGACGTATCAGGAGATACTCGACCTGCAGGCGAGCCGTATCCCTTTCGATGTGGTAACCGGCAAACGGCTGTACAGCAACATGCTAATCCGCGCGCTGGAAGTGACGACAGACAAGACAACCGAAAACGTCCTGTCTGCCGTCCTCACCCTGAGGGAGGTTCTTATCTCGCAGACGCAGCAGATCACCGTCGCGGATAAAACCAACATGAAGGACGGGGCCAGCACGTCGGCGGTACTGAATACCGGCAACAAAACCACAAAGCCGCCAAATACCTCGCTGCTGAAAAGCATCACGGGTAACGCGGCGTCATTACTGGGGCTCGGCTAATGGCAATTCAGGAAATTCCGCTGACAGCGGATAACCAGCAATTCAGCATCATCCTGGCGGGGACCACCTGGCGGATTAGCATCACCTGGCGCGATCTGTACTGGATTTTGGACCTGCAGAACGACAGAGGGGAGCCGGTTATTTCCGGTATTCCTCTCGTAACGGGGGCTGACCTGCTGGCGCAGTACGGCTATATGGGGCTCGGCTTTAAGCTGGTGGTGGTCTGTGACGACAGCACACAGGATTATCCGACGAAAACCGACCTGGGCGGCCGCAGTCATTTACTGGTATCAACGGAGTAAGCATGTCACAGAACTGGATGAGACATTTCGAGCTGCAGCTCGTGGACGAGAACGGGCAGGGTATCGAGCTCAGCGATTTTAAAGTGACCTTTACGATCGACTGGTTCAACATCAGCAGCGCGTCACGGGTGGGAACATTCAAAATCTACAACCTCTCGGCAGATACGGTGAACCGCATCACCGGGCAGGAGTTTTCGAAAGTGCGGCTGATAGCCGGATACGACGGTATCGCGCCGGAGGTATCGGCCAGCGACGTCGGGACCGTGCGGGAAGTCGACGCGGCGGATGTGGGCCAGAGTGATGGCCGCAACTATGGGCTGATTTTCAGCGGCGAAATTCGTTACTCGGTAACAGGAAAAGACAGCCCCATTGATTCTTACGTTCTGATTCAGGCAGCCGATACGGATCTGGCTTTTGCCACCAGCATAACTTCGCAGACGCTGGCGGCCGGTTATACGGTCGCAGACGTGAACCGCGCGCTGATGAAAGACTTCGAGGCCAAAGGCGCGACCGAAGGGCTGACGCCTGAAATGCCCGCTACCGTGTTTCCCCGTGGCCGGGTGCTGTTCGGTATGACACGGCATCTTATGGATAACGTGGCTGGACAATGTGGCGCAACATGGCAGTTCGTGGACGGCCAGCGGCAGATGGTGGCGAATAACGAGTATGTTCACGACGCGATTGTGCTCAACAGCGCCACCGGGCTTATCGGCATGCCACAGCAGACCATCGGCAACGGAGTTAACGTCCGCGCACTGATTAACCCGAACATCCGGGTTAACGGGCTTATTCAGCTGGATCAGGCTTCCGTGTATCGCACCGCGCTGTCGAATAACGATATCGCGATGGCTGGTGGGCAAATCACCGACCAGAACACGGACGGTAATATCACGCTTAGCGGCACCACGGCACAGCCTGCCAGCATCGCAACGGATGGCGTTTATATTGTGCGCGGGATTATGTACACTGGCGACACAAGGGGCCAGGCGTGGTACATGGATATGATGTGCGAAGCGCGTGGCGCGCAGGATATGCCATCGAGCACCGCATTGCAGAGGGGTTTATAGAAATGAAACGATGGATTTTTTCATTACTGGCGTTAGCGTCTGTTGGCGCAAGTGCAAACACCATAACGATGCAATGTGGTAATTTTCGTATGGACGCGATCCCTGACTCATTGTTTAAAATTAATGGCGAAACCGTAACATCCCAAAAAGTTAAGATGCTGGGCAAAGACGGTACAGGCATGCAAATCAAAATGGGACTGATGCCTGCTAAAGATGGCAACAACTATGGGTTTGAGTATATCCATCGCCCAGGCACCGAAAAGCGTTTCCTGAACGTCCAACTGCTTCAGAACAGCATGGACGCGCCGAGAATCATCGGATCTTTTCCGTGTAAGAAAGTGCCAGGTTGAAGTCCAATCCCTTTTGCATGGATGATTTTGTGCGAAACGGCTCAGCGGCATGAGCTTCGGATTGACTAAACTGTATACGCGAACATAAAATTCAACCAAAAGATAAGTAGCGAGCGTACTGTGGCAAGACCAAAACTGAAAGCGGAAGAGCGTTTTGACCAGTTGGTTAAGATAATCAATAGTGGTCAACCTCTTGATATTTGGACCTTTCGAGAGGTGGTTTCGGAGTATGGCTCTAAGCATACTCCGCCTGCTGACACGCTTGTAGCTTTGGCTCATATTGCAAAAGGTGAGGTGAGTGTCGGGATAGAAATGCTTGAAGCTATCCTCCCACATGCTGACGTTAACTTTGCGCGGATTTTTTGTAAGCTGCTTGAGCGTTTTTCTCTACTCGAAAAATCGGACTACTACATCTATTCTTTAGCTGATAAGTATCCAACCAAGTGGTTTACTTACAGGGCTGGTGGCGTTGCATATTTGGTAGGGAAACTATCAAAATGCGTAGAATATTTTGGACGTCATTGCAAAATGTTATCCCAAGAAGAACATAGGGATGACGCAGAAGCCTTCTTGCAGGAGGTAATTCACGATATGGATGAAGCATACAAAAAGTCAGGTTGCTCTTCAGAACAATACATGCAAGTTGCTCTTGCTGTTCATAGAGTTATGGCTGAATTCCCGCCAACTGAATATCGTGCTGACATCAACGGTGCATCAGGTGGGACTTATCTGGTTGAGGTAGTCAATGCATCCCCTGAGCAGGTGGTTGCAATGAATATGCGACTTGCAGATGAAATTTGTTCAATCGATTTACTGGATGATTGCAATCTTATTGCACGTTTTTCCGTTGAAAGAAATAGCTTGAAAGGGTGTAAATATGCCTATAACTAGCTCTGAATTTTTATCTTCTGCGGAGCGTTGCTTTGCGGAAGATTCTGAGGTTGGTTATCGTAATACTATTTCGCGGGCATATTATGCGCTTTACCATGAAATAAAAGAGAATCTGACCAGTCTTCCTGCTTATACGAAGGATCATCATTCCAGCCTTATCTCTTATCTTAAAAATAAGAGTGAAAACAAACTGGAGCCATATGATCCATTAAGCCTAAAATCCATGGCTTACAAACTTGAGCAACAGAGATTGGCTCGAAATGAAGCTGATTATGACCTCACTAGCTGTGCAATTGATAAAGCAATGGCACAGCAATCTCTCTTAGAGGTTAAGACTATTTTTTCTCAGTGGGAAAAAATGAAGACTGACGAAGCTGTTTAAACTCATTCAGTGAATTAGCAAAACCCGCCACCCGGCGGGTTTTTTGCTTTCTGGAGCCTACCAAATGGCAGTATCTGACCAGACCCGAAGCGGCGACCTCGCCGAAACATTCAAATCTGAGCGGGACACAACAAAGAACCAGCTCCGCGTCGCTTTGCCTGGCATTGTTCAGTCATTCGATCCCGGCGCGGTGACGGCGGTTGTGCAGCCTGCTATCCGTTCGGTTGAAACGGATAACGACGGCAATCGCGTTACCAAAAATTACCCGCTGCTGGTGGATGTGCCGGTGATATTTCCGCGCGGCGGCGGCTGCACGTTAACTTTCCCGGTGAAAGCCGGCGATGAATGCCTGGTGATTTTTGCCGATCGCTGCATCGATTTCTGGTGGCAGAACGGCGGGGTACAGGAGCCTGTCGACGACCGGGTGCATGATTTATCGGATGCGTTCTGTATCGTCGGGCCGCAGTCGCAGGCGCAGAAAATCAGCGGTATCAGTACCAGCGCGGTTGAGTTGCGTAGCGATGATGGCGGAACCAAACTGAGCCTTAATCCTTCAAGTGGGGCGATAGCAGGTACCGCGCCGGGAGGTTTCAACCTCAACGGCCTGAAAATTCTGCCTGACGGCCGCCTGCAGCTGGTGGATGGATCAATCGTTGATAAGCATACGCATGGCGGCGTTGAAAGCGGCGGCAGCAATACAAAACCTCTGGGAGGGTAATTATGCGATACCGACGTGAGGACGACGACGGCGATTACACTTTTGGCAGCGGCGATGATACCTGGCTGATTAACTCACCGGAGGCCGTCGCGCAGGCTGTGAAAACGCGATTCGAATTGTGGTATGGGCAGTGGTTTCTCGACACCACAGAGGGGACACCGTGGATTCAGTCCGTACTCGGTAAGCAGAAGCCGGAAACCTACAACCTGGCGATTCGTAAGCGCATTCTCGAAACGCGGGGCGTTAAATCCATTCTCTCTTTCAATACGACAGTGAACACGACGACGCGCCGCGTCCAGTTCTTCGCTGAGATCGACACTATCTACGGAACAACGACAGTAACCAGCGAGGCATAAATGGCCCTCAATTTGGACACACTCGGCTTATCGGCAACGGTAACCGCTGAGGGGATCAGCGCGCCTGATTACCAGACGATACTCGATACCCTGACAAGCTATTTCCAGCAGATTTACGGCAGTGACGCTTATCTGGAGCCGGACAGCAAAGACGGCCAGATGGTGGCGCTGGTGGCGCTGGCTATTCACGATGCCAATAACACGGCCATTACTGTTTACAACTGCTTCTCACCTGCTACGGGTTACGGCGCAGCGCTGACCAGTAACGTGAAAATTAACGGTATCGCGCGCAAAGGGGCGACGAACTCCACCGTGGATCTGCTGCTCACCGGCACCGCAGGAACAACCATCACGAACGGTACCGTGAAAGACACTAATAACGTGATCTGGCGTCTTCCTGCCTCGGTAGTGATTGGCGTTGACGGTACGGTGACGGCCACTGCCACCTGCTCAAACAGCGGCGCGGTCGCAGCGCTGGCGGGGACAATTACTACCATCAACACGCCGACCCGAGGCTGGACATCGGCAACAAACCCGGCAGCGGCCACCGTAGGCGCACCGGCAGAAACCGACGCAGAGTTGCGCATCAGGCAGGGGCAGAGCGTCGCGCTACCCTCTATCACGCCGTTTGAGGGCGTCGACGGTGCGATTGCTAACGTTGCTGGCGTGACACGTCACAAGCTCTACGAGAATGATACTGGCGCTACCGATAGTAACGGGCTGCCGCCACATTCTATCTCGGCCATCGTGGATGGCGGGGACGTGACCGACATTGCCCAGACTATCCGGGGTAATAAAGGGCAGGGAACGGCGACCTACGGGACGACCTCTGTCACGGTACCGGACACTTACGGCAATCCACACGTGATCAGTTTTTCGCGCTCGACTGATGTCCCGATTTTCGGGCATATCACACTGAAAGCCTTTACGGGCTACACGTCGCAAATTGGCGTACAGATTCAGCAGGCCGTCGCGGATTACATCAACGGGCTGACGATCGGTGATTCTGTTCTGCTGAGCCGCATTTACTCCCCGGCGAACCTCGGAGTGGTGAGTGGTGGCAGTGCACGCTATTACGATATTCAGGAGCTGCTGATTGGCAAATCTGCCGGAACGGTAGCGGCGGCTAACATCAATATTGCCTACAACGAATCAGCGTCCTGTAAGCCGGAAAATATTGTTCTAACGGTGACGTCATGAGCAAGTACACAGATTTAATCACCAACTACCACGCCACCAGACCGAAATACTTTGATCACATCGACCTGAGCACCCGGCCGCTGATTGACATCACATCAGCCACCCGGGGGCTGGTTAGCGCATTTGACATTGATACGGCGGTTGGCGTCCAGCTTGATACCCTCGGGCTCTGGATCGGACGTAGCCGTATAGTCAGCCAGCCCATTACAGGGGTTTATTTCAGCTGGGACACCGACGGGCTCGGATATGACCAGGGCGTCTGGCAAGGGCCGTATGATCCGGATTCAGGCTATACGTCGCTGAGCGATGACACCTACCGCATCATTCTGAAAGCAAAAATCGCTATCAACAACTGGGACGGCCGCAACGACTCTCTGCCGCCCATCCTTGACGCTGCGACTGCAGGCTCTGGCCTGAAGATGCAGATCGTCGACAACCAGGACATGACGATTTCGGTCTGGGTATTCCCCGAGACTGATATTGCTGATGTGTCGCTCGAACTGATCGCCGCTATCAAACAGGGCTATCTGACCGTTAAAGCAGCTGGCGTATGGGCCGGTGATGTTGAAACGCCTTCGGTAGAAACACCATCCGAGGGCTCAAAATTCTTTGGGTTTGATTTAGATAACGAATACATCGGCGGGTTCGATGTAGGAGCATGGGGGACTTTACTCTAATGGCAACAAATAACTTTAAAGCGTTCGCGCTTGATCCTAACGCTAACGTTACGCCACAGGCTGACTGGGAGGCGCTCCCGGCTTTGCTGTCTGGCTTTACCGCTGGGAAGGCGGCCAGCGCCCAGGTAAACAAAGCACTTCGTCAGTCGACGACGATTGCCGCGCTGGTGGGGCAATTCATTGCGAACTCTGGTGTGGATGCGCTGGATAATGCAGATGTTAACGGGTTGGTGACAAAATTCACGAATGCGCTGAATAAAAATTTAGGTTTAGTAGGCGCACCCCAAGCTATTGGGGCCACATCTGGGAGATTGGTGATCCCTGCATTTGGGGGCGGAGCCGGAACTACTAACTTTTGTATCCAGTGGTTACCCATATCGACGGGGAGCTCAGGGGTTGGAACTGCATCATTTCCTGTAGCATTTTCTGGTAAACCAGTATTTTCTTGTGCTGTTGAAATTGGCGCTTCGAGTACGGTTTGGAATGGTAGCCGGGCAACATCATGGGGTATTGATTTAGCTAGCACAACAGAGTCAACCGTCGTATGCAGATCGGTAATGACAGCATCGAGTGGCGTTGCTGCAACAGCAGCAAGCGGGGCAATTTTAGCAATGGGGTATTTGGCATGAATAAACTATTTTTTAATTCATTAAATAATGGTTTTTACGATACGCAATATAACTCTGTTATACCCGACGATTCAGTTGAGATTACACAAGAAATTTATGATTCGTTTGCTGGAGTATCTTGGCCTGATGGCAAGATTTTAGGGGCTGATAGTTCAGGTATGCCGATGTGGGTTGATGCTCCGCCAATGACTCATGAAGAGGAAGTTGCAGCAGCTAATGCGCAAAAACAGGTTTTAATTGGTCAAGTTAACACGTATATGAATGATAAACAATGGCCCGGAAAGGCGGTAATTGGACGTCTGAAAGATGACGAACTAGCACAATATAACACCTGGCTTGATTATCTGGATGAACTGGAATCGGTTGATACTTCTACCGCCCCCGATATTGTTTGGCCTGAATTTATACAGATCATAGCTTAATCAAATGACAGGCCAGAAATTAATGGCCTGTCATTTAATTATTTACCCTCCAGTCAGCCATTTTGTTATTTTTATTTTTGAGAGTAAATAACATATAGGAAATGATGATAAGGATATAAAGAATAAACAAACGGTTCTTTCTATTGGGTTTAATGTTATAAGGGTGGTGTTTAAATACTTTGCTGATACTAATAATATCCCATAATGGAATAAGTAAGTTCCAAATGAAAATTTGGAAATAAAAGTAATTGTTTTTGATGGTTTAAGGTTTTTTGTTAATTCATAAAAAACAATAAAAAAACCAAAGCTTGATATAGCTATAGTTATTGATGAATTATACCAGTTTAAAACACCAAGTATTTTACCTTGTTCAATTTCCAAAGTAAATTTTATATAAAGCGTCAAAACACATAAAAAAGAGCCAATTAATATATTATTTATCTGTATCTTCGGTGTATTAAATTTGCGGCAGTACCAGTAACCGAATATAAAGAAACTTACACACGCGCCAGTCATATCCTTGTAAAAATGATTTATGAATGTTGCTTCACCCATTAATGCATCGTAAGAAGTGGCTCCTTGATTGAGTACTACACATATGACAATGAATACAAGTAATTCCCGGTCAGAACATGAAGATACCATTTTACTAATATAAGGAGATAAAATGTATAAAGGTATAAAAAGGAACATATACCAGAGATGGACCGCACTCCCAGTTTTCCCATAAAGTAAAACATTATTGAATTCCAAAGCAAGGCTGAAAGAATTAAACCAACTATAACCTATATTTAAGTGATACGTTATAGTATTCGTGAGAATGCTATAAATTATTAACAGGATAATAAATTGATATAATCTCTTTGACTTGAATATTCCCAATCCTTTATCTTTAGCTTTGTCAAGCATTAGAATGCCAGAGGCCATTAAAAATAATGGAACTCCCATTCTATCAATTGAGTATAAAATGCTAGTCATAGGGACTGACTTTATTACTGCAAGCTCATGCGCATGTGTTAATAGAACGAGTAAGATTGCAAAAGATTTAATATAGTCTATATATCCTAGGCGAACCATTGTGCCCCAATCCTGTGATTATATTATGGAAGAGTTGTTTTTTAATTTGTCGCAAACAGATTCTTCCATGGCTATTGATTAACCTTACTGTATCACATTTTAAGAAATTTAGAATGTTCTTGGTTAGTACTCCGTATTAAGCTTGGTTAATGGATAATCTCAGGGTAGGCCACCAGCATAATGCCTGGCAGCCCGCACTACATTACAATCCAACTTGGCGAACGCTCGGGAGCCCAGACACAAGCCACATATCGGCCTCTTCAAACATATCCTCCAGCATGCGGTTCAGCTTTTCCCGATCGCTTTTGCTGGCATCGCTATTCAGGCCGTTCGCCTGCATCGGCTTCACCCTTACTTCGGCATCAGGGAAAATCTGGTGCACTCGCTTCGTCAGCTCTGCCAGGATAATCTCCCTGGCCCCTTCGAGCCCCTCTACATTGCGTTTGTCATAAACCAGTTCAACGAACATAAAAGCCACCGGAAAACCACTGTGGTTGTATACAGTATTTTTACTGTAAAAATAAACAGTGTCAAGGCGAGCGGAGCACGAAAGGGGGACGGGATTTTGTTACCCTTAGTTACAAATAGAAAAACCCCAGACCGTGAAATCTGGGGTTCTTTTAAAGTGCACGTGCATTTCACGTGCATATTTTTGTCTTTTCTCGGTCTGCCTGCTGTCTGGTCAGTGTCCGTAAGTGGCTGTTTTTATTGCCGCTGTCCGGTTGCAGTCCTATCAAAAGTGGTGGAGCTGGCGGGAGTTGAACCCGCGTCCGAAATTTCTACATCCTCGGTACTACATGCTTAGTTTGTCTTTACATTCGCACGCCAGCTGCGAACAAACACGCCACTAACGTACTAGCCTGATTAGTTTTAACGCTTCAACCCCAGGCAGGGCTTCCACGCGATCTCTTTTGGGTTTGACCTCTCTTGAATCCCCGTCTTAAGAGCGGAAGCTAGGGAGAGAGGGCTCAGAGCAGGTTATTAAGCTGCTAAAGCGTAGTTTTCGTCGTTTGCGACTATTTTTTTGCGGCTTTTTACGAGGCAAACCGCCCCTCGGCATGCACCTTGGGTTTCGCAAATCCCGTCGAATCCAGAATCAGCCCCAATAGTGTTGAACTGAGTATACCAGATTTTAGATCCTGGATACCAGCCCGGAACGCTAACTTATTGAATAGTACAATAAGTGTGCAGAATCAACGTCCTGCGTTTTTCATAATACGTGCTTTGTCGAGCTGCCATTCGCGCTCTTTCAGATCGGTACGTTTGTCGTGCTGTTTTTTACCCTTCGCGACGCCAACTTTCACTTTGCACCAGGCATTTTTCCAGTACAGCGACAGGGCAACCACGGTGAAGCCTTCACGGTTAATGCGCCCATAAAGGGACTCCAGTTCACGCTTGTTCAGCAGCAGCTTACGGGTACGCGTTGGGTCACACACGTAGTGTGACGAAGCGACGGTCAGCGGCGTGAAGTTGGCACCGAACAGGAAGGCTTCGCCATCTTTCAGGATCACGTAACTATCACCGATATTGGCTTTCCCGGCGCGCAGCGATTTTACTTCCCAGCCCTGCAATGCAAGGCCAGCTTCGAATTCTTCTTCAATAAAATACTCGTGGCGAGCACGCTTGTTGAGCGCAATGGTCGCCGAGCCTGGTTTGTGTGCTTTTTTCTTCGTCATAAGTATCGTAAAGCCATCGGTAATCTGATTTCAAAAAGTCACCTCATTGCGTCCTGTGAGGTCTAACGCGCTATATTAGCACGAGATGAGGCTTAGCGTTTTTTTAACAGGTGATAAATGTTATTATTTGTCGGTTGTGTGACCATGGGAAATGCTATGCCTCAGATTAGCCGTACTGCGCTTGTTCCATACAGCGCGGAACAAATGTATCAGTTAGTGAACGACGTTCAGTCTTATCCAGAGTTTATTCCGGGATGTACCGGGAGCCGAGTGCTGGAGTCTGGCCCGACGCAGATGACGGCGGCGGTCGATGTCTCCAAAGCGGGGATCAGCAAGACGTTCACCACCCGCAATACGCTGACGAGCAATCAGAGTATTTTGATGCATCTGGTAGATGGTCCGTTTAAAACCCTGATGGGTGGCTGGAAGTTTACCCCCCTCAGCGCTGATGCCTGTCGCATCGAGTTCCAGCTGGACTTTGAGTTTACCAATAAACTGATTGAGCTGGCGTTTGGCCGCATCTTTAAAGAGCTGGCCTCGAATATGGTTCAGGCGTTCACGACCCGCGCCAAAGAGGTTTACAGTGTCGCATAA